TACTCATTCCGAAAGGAACAGGGTTAGTCGTGATACCTGCTTTTGCTTTTCTTGTTGGCATTGATTAGTCGTAATGTTTGAGTGTGCTTCCTGGTTGTTTCTTAGCCTTGCCGATCACATCTTTCCATCCTGGATGTTTAGTGTAAATCCTACTGAAGGGATCCCCCATCTCAACGCCAAGACATGGAGCATTATCTGGTGTGTAATAACGCTCCCAGTCTGGATTATCTTTCAACCACTGGTCCCAATCATGAATGCTCATGATCACTTCTTTGGTTTCACCAGTTTCTTTATTCTTTACTGGATAAGTTGCCATGTGAAAATAATGTGTAGGTCTATTTAGTTTCGCCCCAAGCAGCCTCAGCAATCACTGGGAACTGTTCGGTAAAGATACGCTTACACTCAAGGGCAATGTCCATGTGCTCTTTCTGAGTTCCGTTTGCTGATCGGAGGTCAATGTAGTGAAGCCAGGAACGAAGAGAACCTGACATATAAAGACGAGTGGGACAAGCAAGAGGAAGTACAAACCGAGCACACTCTTTAGCAATTCCGTCATCCAACATCTCCTGATAAAGTTTCATCGATTGATCGAAATGATCCTTCATCTTGAGACGATAATGGTGAATCAGTTGGGGATCCACATCATCAATAGAGTTTTGACGATTCTTGGTGTCTTGGCGTCGCAGTTCTGGAATGGGGATCGCCTCGGAGAGTAAGGAACTATCAGCATAACGTTGTGAGAACTCTTGATATGTGAACGAACGGTGGCGCAAAATTTGAGCCGCCAGTCCACGGGTGGTTTCAATCTCCAGAGTCATGAACGCTTGCTCAAAGATGCTCCAGTGCTTGTGTTTGATACAGTAACGAAGAAGTCCAGCATAATTATCGTTGTCTTGATTTGCTGGATTAGAAACCCGAGCACAATAAGCAACTTGCTTCTCTGCGTCTGGTGTACATGAAATCAGTTTTACATTCATTTTTTTTCCTTACGAACCCTCTTTAATTCTTTCAGTTCTGTCTTGATCATTTGATAAGCGGTTTCAGAATCTATCTTATCACCAATTTCCAAGGCAACGATGACTTCGATGCGAGTTCCAAAATGCATCAGAGCTCGTTCAAACGAATCCAAATCATCATACATTTCTGTATCTCCCGTAGTCTGTGTAATATGCTTTGTAAAAAGCGATCACTCCAGCACTAATCTCATTACCTTGAGAGACCCAATCATGAGCACACTCATAAATTGATTGTGGTGAGTGTTTTGGTGATCCATCTTCCTTAAGTTCACCACCATATTTCTCAAGGAGAATACCTAAAACTTCTTGTCTCAGTTTCATTCTCTTATCGGAGTATCTCCAATCAGTCAGGGTATCCGTCGTCATCGTCCCATACCTCATCGTAATCTGAAATCTTTGGTGATTGGTAATCTGATTTATATGCATCAACATCTGAGTAAACCTCGGACTCCAATGCATCGACCAGGAGTTTGAGGTTCCTCACAATGAGTTTGAGTTTGTCTTTTTCCATAAAAAAAGGGAGGATCTCTCCTCCCATTATAACACTAATCAAATGTGAAGACAATCACTTGTTGTAAGTGTGTCCACGATAACAAAAGGTTCCGTGAGTCTCAGAGGGCTCGTGACCGCACAGGGTGTACTCAATACCACGATAAGAAGTGGCATGAATCTGTGCATCGTGCAGTGCAGATGCTTTTTTAATCTGCTGACGAATCAGGTTGAGAGTGTTCATGATTTTGCTCCTGAAGAATGAGATTTTTAGGCCCCGTTCCTTCAGTCGTTTGCGGATTATGGTCCTCCTTACAGGAAGGATCTGTTCCTTCCCATGTTCTTGTCACAAAGTCTAGCTTTTGACCAGCATTAAGCAACTCCGAACTTAGGATTCTTTCTCTCATCCATGCTGACTGCTCACAAGACAAATAATGTTCTGGGTCAACAGGTGCTCTTTGAGTGATTAGATTCAAAAAGATGAGAAAATCAACCATAATCTGAACGATCCGTTCCGCGACTTACTTGCGTCTCATTCGCTATTCGCAAACAGCGAATGTGATGAACGATAGGTGTATTATAACACCAGTAATATTATTTAGTCAAATTTGTTACAAATTTACTTCCTTTGCTTCCTCAATCATCTTAGAGATGACATCCTCTGTTCCATCCATGGTCTTAACTGCAAAGAGACTGGACCTCTGATACTTCTTGAGTTTCTTATACTTCTTGACAAGTGCTTGAACCTGGTCACTGTTCATGTCCAGACCTTCAAACTCCACGTTGTAATCACCAAATCCACTCATGCTTTTTTCTTTCCTTTAGACTTAGCAGGATTCTCCCAGGTTTTGGGGTTGACTCTTCCTTCTGATTGCTTGAAGGTTTTCAACCCCTCTCTGTACTGATCCCAGTAATAATCAAACAGTTCAACTTTCTTGCCACACATGGTAATGTCATAACAAGTTTTTCCATCCTTCTCATAAGTCACCAGATAAGCGGTGTAAGGAAGACTTCGATCGTTTGCTAAGGATGGGTCACAGTTCTCATGTAAGACAATGATGGACATTAACTCCGTCCACCCCATTGGATGTCGGGGAATGCTTCCTCAACAACACCAAAAGGAATCTTGTAAAGACGCTCAAGATTCTTATCCTTTACCAGGCACAGAATATCTGCTTCCTGAGGATGAAGACCCTCAAGCATCTGAATGAACATGCTCTCACGACGGAGACCAGACAATGAATCGTTACCACCTTTGATAAAGTGATACAGATTCTTCCATTCCTTCCTCAGCGAAGTGTGATCAGTTCCAATGGGAACATCATTCTTCTCATAAGGAACTTCACCCTCAGGCAAGAGAGAGATGACACTCTCGTCAAAGTTCCAAATCAGAATCGCTTTCAGAGCATCAGTTGAATATGTCTTCAGAACTTCAACCTTCTTGGCATTGGTCCTTTGCTTGCTTGCAAGATCAAGGATCTCAGACATGAAAGGGTTGGGAGGAAGTTTCTTCAGAGGAGTTTCCGCCTGAGTCGCTGGTGCTGCTTTCTTAGCAGTGGTCTTTTTAGCAGGTGTTCTCCTCTTAGGAGTCGCATCAAGATCTTTTGTCGTCGTGGCCATAATTGTAGAATCTCTAAGTTCAGTTTAGTTGATTTAAGTTGATTTGTTTATTCGTCATCATAATGAAAATCTTCTGGATTCTCAAACCTGATTGACATAACCTCTTCGGGAATGAATTGTCCGTTCTCGTCGAACATCTCTGGATGAATTGGAACAAATTCTGTTTGCTTCCGAAACACATAATCTCTTGCCAACCAACCGATCATACCCCCCAACAGGAAGAACATGATTGACATTACAACAGACAATGTGAGTGTAATTGCCAGTGCTTCCATTGTTTTCTCCTAAGATCGTTTCCTTTTGAAATCCAGTTGGAAGTCAATAAGAAAATGAATCTCCCTCTTGAAGAGAGATAACATCTTCCCAAACTTCAACTGAAAAGTTTTGGGTTCCTCTCTTCTCCTGTTTTTGTTTCTTAAAATCAACTCGACTCCCCGATTAACTTTCGGTTCGTCTTCGTTATCGTTATTTAGAAACCTTTCTTCGTCTTCCAGGTCTTCGCTCTTGCTCATACTTCCAGGCATCTTCAAGGATCTTGTAAAGGTAATTCTTGATCTTTCTTGCCTCTGGTTTACCAAGATAACCATAAGCTTCTCTGAGTTGTTTATGCTCAGAGTCTGTTCCTCCCTCCAGATATTCTTCTAGATCTAGAATCAAACTGTTAATTTCATGTGCGGTGTCACTGTTAATGAATGCCTCAGTGTCACGCTTTGTTGCTTTAGAACTCTTCAAGTAAGCATACATGTCCAAGACATACTTACCTTCAAATGCAAAATCAATTGCCTCTTCAACTGTTCCAAATAGAGTGTAGAGTTCTGCTTGTTCCATTAGACCAAATTGTTTTCTTGGAGATATTTGATAGTTTCGGTACATCCACCGAGAAGTTTTTCATCAACCACCACTTGGGGGAAAGTGGATGAAGATCCAAATTCTTTTTTGAATTGTTCTCTGGTGAAGTCCGAGTCCAGTTTATAAATCACATGCTGCAGTTCTGCCAACTGGAGAACTTGTTGAACCTTGGTGCAGTAAGGACAATTGTCCTTCGAGTAAACTGTGAAGGTCATTGATTCTTAAGTTTGTCGAAATGTTCTTGAGAAGCAAAGCAGAGTTTGTATCCTGGAAAGTATTTCTTTTGGATGGCAGTTGCACCCAGAGAGAGGATGTAACTTCCTTTCATCCAAACTTCTTTTTTGTCTTCCAGGATAACGTGTTCTACAGGAAACTTCTTTTCCATATTTAGAGTTTTCCTCCAACTGTTCCTGCAAATGTTTTTTCTGGTTCGGGCCATCCTTCTTGGAGTCCCTTTAGATAAAAGTGTGTCATTCTAATAACCGAATTCTCAGTCAGTCCAGAGACAAGTCCCTTACCCTCTTTATCGAAAGAATGATAAAGAAACCTGCCCTTAACCACTTCAAAGATTCCATCAATTAGTTTCGGAGCTGGGTCCTGTGTACTCATGTGCTTGTTTCAAATCAGGATTTGGTTGCGAGGGAGAGAATGGATCTCTGTCAAGATTTTTAATTACAATAAACGCATCCTTATTGTACTTGCGAGCACCGAATGGTGTGGACCAGCGAGGATTAGCAGTGGGTGGTTGGTGAATGCCAGAGACAGCAGTCCCACCAACCTCAACCACAATGTCATCACCGACTTCCCATCCGAGTGCTTCGACTGCATCAACAAGTCGCTTGATAACGGTTTCTTTCATTTAGTTCTCCAATTAGGATCTGAAGGGGCATGTGCGGATCGCTCGTAAACGATCGCATCTGCCTGCTCAGGGTCAAAGACCTCAAGTTTACGGCGCTTGCTCTTTGCATTGGTCACCAGAATGGCACCAGAGGTCAGAGGAGGAGCAATACTCATTGTAATGCCCATGTCAACAAGAGACAAGGGAACACATGCCACAGCGACTCCTGTGCCCCACCAGAAGGGTTTCCAGAAGTTGGTCTTCGCTGCGTAGTAAAGAGAGGAGACAGGAGGAAGAATAAGGTGACCAATCACAACTGCCCAGCAGCGTGTTGCTGCTTGTTTTGCCTCAGAAACTCCACGTTTCTTCTCAAGATATTCAGAGTAATCCATCAAGGTTTGTCTTTAACACGATGGTTATACTCTATCACAATCTGTTCCGATTGATCAGTCTTGTTTGTGACAGTTTTATGACTGATCTTATACTTGCCAAGATCTCTGGCAAATTCATGGAGTCGGTACCAGGAGAGATGAGGTTCTGTCATGACATAAAAAAGAGGGTCGTCTGACCCCCCGAATGGAACTTTATTTATTTTGTAATATCGATAACACAAAGAGTAAAACACCGAAGGCAATGCTGAATAATAACATTGCCAAAAAAACGGTGTCACTTTGAAAAGTCAACATATAAAACTTCCTCCCCAGGTTGTGGTGCCTCTGGATGACGTTTAGGTTGAGGTTTGTTCATCTCATCATTAATTGATTTGATGTTACCCCACATCATCGCAAAGGCAGCGCCAGCGATGAGCGCAAAGCAAGTGAAATAAACTGGAGCAAGATAATTCACAGAGCGTTTCCTCTTGGAAGAACTTCCTCAGGGAACACAAAGTTCTCGTGTGGTTGATCGACTGGTGCCAACCAGTTTCTGAGACCCTCATTCAACAAGATGTTCTTGGTGTAGAAGGTTTCAAACTCTGGATCTTCTGCTGCTCTGATCTCCTGACTCACAAAGTCGTAAGCACGGAGGTTGAGTGCCAGACCGATGATGCCGATGGAAGAAGTCCAAAGACCCATCACTGGAACAAACAACATGAAGAAGTGCAACCAGCGTTTGTTGCTGAAGGCAATGCCGAAGATCTGTGACCAGAATCTGTTGGCAGTAACCATTGAATAAGTCTCTTCCTCCTGTGTGGAGTCAAAGGCTTTGAAGGTGTTTGCTTGGTCACTGTCTTCGTACAGTGTGTTCTCGACTGTTACGCCGTGGATTGCTGAGAGGAGTGCTCCACCCAGAATTCCAGCGACTCCCATCATGTGGAACGGGTTAAGCGTCCAGTTGTGGAAACCCTGGAGGAAGAGGAGGAACCTAAAAATTGCAGCCACACCAAACGATGGCGCAAAGAACCAACTCGATTGTCCGAGAGCGTAGATGAGAAATACACTGACAAATACAGCGATAGGACCAGAAAAAGCGATCGCATTGTAGGGACGGATTCCGACGAGACGTGCAATTTCAAACTGCCGAAGCATGAATCCTATGAGAGCAAAGGCTCCGTGGAATGCCACAAAAGGCCAGAGTCCCCCAAGTTGGAACCAGCGGACGATATCTCCCTGAGCCTCTGGGCCCCATAAAAGAAGGAGGCTATGTCCGAAAGCATCAGCAGGAGTAGAAACAGCAGCAGTGAGAAAGTTAGCACCCTCAAGGTATGAACTCGCCAGGCCATGGGTGTACCAACTGGTAACAAAGGTGGTTCCTGTAAGCCAACCGCCAATAGCGAGATAAGCTGTAGGGAAAAGGAGAAGGCCAGACCAACCGACAAAAACAAACCTATCACGCTTAAGCCAATCATCGAGAACATCGAACCACCCCCTTTGTTGAATAGGTCGTGAAAGTGATGCAGTCATTTTGAAGTTTTGTTAAGTTGTTTTGAGACAAAGAAAGGGGTGTTACCACCCCAGTTCTTTATATTGTTATTCTGTTATCAACCAATGGCAGGAGCAGTGAGAGCAACAGGAGTGTTCTCGACAGCAGCCAGGTCCAGAGGGAAGTTGTGGGCGTTACGCTCGTGCATAACTTCCATTCCCAGACCAGCACGGTTGAGCACGTCTGCCCAAGTGTTGATCACACGACCCTGAGAGTCGATAACGGACTGGTTGAAGTTGAAACCGTTCAGGTTAAATGCCATCGTGGAAACACCCAGAGCGGTGAACCAGATGCCAACAACGGGCCATGCAGCAAGGAAGAAGTGCAGGGAGCGTGAGTTGTTGAATGAAGCGTATTGGAAGATCAGACGACCAAAGTAACCGTGAGCGGCAACGATGTTATAAGTTTCTTCTTCTTGACCGAACTTGTAACCATAGTTCTGTGACTCGTTCTCAGTGGTTTCACGAACCAGCGAGGAAGTAACGAGCGAACCGTGCATTGCAGAGAAGAGTGAACCTCCGAAGACACCTGCAACTCCCAGCATGTGGAAGGGGTGCATCAGGATGTTGTGCTCAGCCTGGAAGACCAGCATGTAGTTGAAAGTACCACTGATGCCGAGGGGCATCGCGTCAGAGAAAGAACCTTGACCGAAAGGATAGACCAGGAAAACAGCAGAAGCAGCAGCGACAGGTGCGCTGTAAGCAACGCAGATCCAAGGACGCATTCCGAGACGGTAGGAAAGTTCCCACTCACGTCCCATGTAAGCATAGATGCCGATGAGGAAGTGGAAAACTACGAGTTGGAAAGGACCTCCGTTATAGAGCCATTCATCAAGAGATGCGGCTTCCCAAATGGGATAGAAGTGGAGACCGATTGCGTTCGAAGAAGGAATAACAGCACCAGAGATGATGTTGTTTCCATACATGAGTGAACCAGCAACGGGTTCACGGATGCCGTCGATGTCCACAGGGGGAGCACCGATGAAGGCAATGATGAAACAGGTTGTAGCAGCCAGAAGGCAAGGAATCATCAGGACGCCGAACCAACCAACATAAAGACGGTTGTCGGTGCTGGTGACCCAGTTACAAAACTGTTCCCAAGAAGTATTCTGTTTTGAGCGAGTAAGAGTTGCAGACATTTTAGATAAGTCTAAGTAGGTCCATCAGGGAAATGGTGGAGATACTTATTTCCTCGCCACCCTTAGACGAGGATATGAGAGACGGATTGGTTGCCCTGCCTAGTCTCGGTCAAACGGCAGGGGTTCACACAACGTTACATTTCGTAAGTCGTTGGTGTATTTATAACATGAAACTTAACACGTTGTCAACCGTTAAACTCATTAAGAAATTCTAAAACCTTATTCAGATATTGATTTGCCAGGTCCTTCTGAACGGGATCTCTCCATTCCTTATGCAACTCATTCTTGAGTTTATAAAGTTTGGCTTCCATGTCTGGTTTGCTTATGCGACCTCTCCCCATGACTGAGACTCCCTATCAATAAATGCTTTACGTTTTGCCCAAGTGTCTTTCTCACCGTAAATGTGTCCCTTCTTGTATGATTTATTGATACAATCTGGAGAATTAACTGTGGTGCAGACAAGGTTACTTAAAACCTCTGGGTCTCCGACTTTTCCAGTTCCTAACCAAATGTGTTGTCCGTTTAACCAGACTGCTCCACACTTAGGACACTCCTCTCTCTTCAGAGAAAAGTCGGAAACCTCTCTTTGATCGTCCATTAGAAATTTGGAAGTGTTACGGGTCCGTCCCCACCAGTTGTTGGAAGTTCAGGAGTGCTGGGAATCTGAAGAGATTCTGTAACTGATTTAATTATAACACTCTTAAGAGAATCTGTAATATTCTCTCGGTTCGCATAAAGAGTGTATCCACCTGCTACAACTCCAGCCGACACAGCAAATGAAAGTACAGCGAGTGCGTTGATGACCTTCTGCATAATGAAACTCCATAGCATTGAGAACTTATTTATCTCTAAATAACGGTAGTTCTATTTTCAATGTTTTCAAATGAAGAAACTATTGCTTTTAGCTTCTTCGTTATTTCTTTTTTCACCCGTTGCTAACGCTGCCGAAATCACTTCGAGATTGACTGACTCAATTCAGTTGACTGTTGATGGTGCAGCATCTGCCGCTACAAGAATTGGAAACTCATACAGCGTGAGCGGTAATGGAGTCTCCACCACTGATGGCACAACAAGCGGCGTGGTTGGTGGTTTGGGCGCTGCAACCAATGGCGTAAATTCTTTCACATCAATTACAGCCTCTCAGGCCACTGATGGTTCTGCTTTCTCATTCAGTCAGTCTTACACTGCTGGTGATGCAGACAATGCAACGACATCTGTTTCTTCTGGAGTTGTTGGTTCTCTTCCACTATTTGGAACGACGACTACAACTTCGGGCGGTGTAGCAGGAACGCTGGCTGGTACGCTGTCAAACACCGGTGTTCCAACTGTGACTGCTGGTGGCGCTGGCACAACAGCAATCGGACAACGTTCAATTGAATTGAGCGTATTCAAATGACCGATGATCTCCCATTAGCAATCCTCTTAGGGGCGTTGTTGGGAGTGCTGCACGGGACTGCCCAACTCGCACAGGCAGCTCCTGTGGTTCCCAACTTCACACGAGGAACAATCACAAGCGAAACCACCACCAAAACTGAAGTGGTGGAGGTTATTCGTCAAGTCGAATACACAACTGGAACATCTTACACAGTTACAGGGACAAACATAAACATTCCTGCTAACCCAACCCCAGGTGCAAATTACACCATCATCAATCAGGGTGAACCATTCCAGTTTTCTGAAACTTATCTTGGCCCTGGAACGGCTTCTGAAACATGGATCGATCGTCGCACCGTCATAGAATCTACAACAAATTCTATGTCAGTCTTTACTCAATAACATTATTGTTTGGTGGTGCGGCAGTTGCTCAAACGGCACCATCCAACACAAACATCGCTGGACCAACAGCGAGTGCAACCGGTAATGTTACAAACCAGGCTGTTCAGGTCTTGCAGGGACCGTTCGCAGTAAACCAATATGACCCTGGAGTAGCATGTCAAGGAGCGACTTTCAACATCGCTCCTTTTATTATGGGAACCAGATCATACAACTGGGATCCAGAATCCTACCTAAATGGAGGAGGAAACATGGGTGTCTCAGCATCCTGGCAGATTCCTTTGGATAGAGAAGCAGTTCAGTTGTGTAAGGACAGAGCAAGAATTGCTAACAGAAGACAACAAGCAGAGGCAGACAAGGCTCGATTGGATTTTGAACTTGTAAGACTTTTGAAATGTGGAGAAGCAATGAAGTCTGGCGTTCGCTTTCATCCCGAAAGTCCTTATGCCAGCATCTGTTCTGATGTTGTTGTTGTAACTCCAAAACCTCAACCAGTCGAAAATAATGAATCTAATTCAAAAACACAAACTCTTAATAAGCAAGTTTCAGAATAAATACCACATCTCAGACTACAAACTTTTGTGGATTTCATTCGCTAAGGGTCTGTTGATCGGGGCAATCTTCTTATGACAGATCCCGTTTGGTCAGTCATCTTCATGGTCTTTCTAAGTCTCGTGTTGGCAGGACTGATGATTGTATACGTCTTTTACCTAATACAACAGGAGAACAAAGATGGCCAAGTCCGCGAACAAGGGCAAGAAAGGTCAATCAAAGCAGAATCAAGGTAACGCGACTGCGAAAAAGGCTAAGAACGGGGGTAAGAAAAAATAAATATATGCCAAGAGAATGGAATACTTCTTTTAGGGAACCCTGGAACCCTGTGATAAAGAAGTGCTTGGATGGTGTAGATCTCCATACCAAGTTGTATCTTGAAAGTCAGGATACCTTTCATCTGAACCAGGCAGATTTACTTAGACTCTATGTATCAAGATTAAAAACCTGGATACATAACACAGAACCAGAAGGATTTCACAGGAACGAAAACAATGGGAGCAATGACACCACCAAGTCGGAAGAGTTGTTACAACTTCCGAGTGATCAGCATAGATAGAGTGCTGGATGGAGACACGATTGATGTCACAATTGACTTAGGATTTGACTTATATAAAAAGGAGAGAGTTCGTGTTGCAGGAGTGGATACGCCAGAGAAACGAACACGAGACGAAGAAGAGAAGGCTCTGGGATACGATGCCACAAACTGGCTTAAGGAAAAACTTGAAGGTGCTATCTCTGGCGACGATGATCTCGTTATTAGGACTGAGCTTGTTGGCGGTGTGGGTAAATATGGGCGTCTTCTCGGGTGGCTCTACATCGGGGACGCAGAAGTCTCTCTCAACGAACAAATGATTACCGAAGGATATGCCTGGGCATATGATGGTGGCACCAAACAAAAAGACTTTGAAGAACTTCGTGAAATTCGTCGTGCTCATGGCACGTTAGTAGAATGATTTCTACTCTTTATGTTTTTTCTTTTGTGATTTTACTGGTTACTGCAATGGAATCATCATTTCCTGTGAGAAAGAAAAAGTGATTAGTTTGTATCTAACAATCGTAATTGTTGCTTTGATGATTGCATATGCTGGTATTGAAGGAACCCTCAGAGTCTTTGCCTGGATGGATCTCCAAATCAGATTCATCCCAATCAAAATCAAAATGGAACTGATGAAAAGAAAACTGAAGTCCCAACTCGACAGGGATCGAGATTACTTAAAAAGATAAGATCTCTAAATCGAAAACTTTGCTCCCAGTTTCTTCGCAATTGCCTTAGGTGGTTGGAAATATTTCTTAAATCTTTTAACTCCATCTTTGGTAAGACTTTTTGAAAGTTCTTCATCAATGATGATCTTATTGTCATACTCCCAGAAAGCATCGATGTCCACCTGATCACGAAGATACTGTTCTAACTTCTCGATCTTGCTCTCCAGGATTTTCATTCCCTTACCAGAGTATTCGATAACGTCAGCGGATCCCTCTCCATTAGGAACAAAATGGAGAACTGGTTTGACCTGCTTGACTTTCACTTTCTTTTTCTTTCCTTTCAACAGTTGTTTGAGAAGAGGATCTGCTGCTGATTTGATCTGACCAATCACAATGCTGGCACCCAAAGCAACAGTGGTCGTAACAACAGCAGTTGCACCAGCAGTGATGAGAGGTGCAACCTCTGGAAGAGGAACATCCATGCCTGCCACATTGACAGTTGGTGTCTGTGGCAGGTCACGAGTGTCTGGTCTTGGAGCTGCTTCCTGCTGGTTTCTCTGATTTTCTGCTTCGACTGCCTCTCTCCACTCGTCCTCCGTTGGAGCATCGATTACTGGGTAATCAATAGTGGGATCGGTCATGTCGATCACAGGTGCCCTGAGACCCCTTGTGACGGGTCCTGGAACCCCCTGAGTGACAGGAACATCGATAGGATCAATGGTTCTAACAACAGGGGGAGGAAGGTCCCTGATGACGTTTACAGGTCTACTTCGTACCTGAATCGGTGGGATTTGGGACATTGGTTGTAGACATTACAGGTGGTGGAGCAGCAATTGTGATTGGTGCTTGCTCAATTCGAATCGTCTGAGATGGTGCTGTTTGTGCAGCAGTGGCAATCAGTTTTTCCAAGTCTGCCTTGGAAACACCACCAGCAGCACCACCCATCTTCATTGTTCCGTCGCCAGACTTCTTAGCAGTCTGAACACCAAAGGTGGCTAACACCCCAGTGAACACCGATGCGATAAAAGTTGGATCAAGTTTCTGCTCAGGAATTCCCAGAGCGGGTGGAAGTTTGATGTAAGCAAGAGTGAGAATTCCGCCAGACCAAACAAGAATGCCAAGACGAACAAACGTGCTGATCACAGCAAGATGTTCTTCACTATCACCTGAAGCATCTTTGATTCTTCCAAAGATACCTTTCTTCTTCTCCTCTTTCTTTTCCTCAACGTCCTTTTTAATTTCTTCAGGCATGAGTTTATAGAGAGGCGCAGTTATTTAGAAATACATTAAGCTAAAAGTAAACACCACAAAAATAATAATCACAAAGATCATAAATCCCACACCTGCCCAGTTCACCCAATTGGGCATTGGTTCATAATTGTGTTTATGTGACATGAAAGTAATAGATAAAAAAATACCCCAGAAAAAATTTTTCCAGGGTAAAGGTTTCTGTTTAGTGATTTCAGACTGGGGCAGTCTCGCGTGAGTTGACCTTCAGGTAATCATAAACCTGCTCAGGTGTGCTCTCACGATAAGGGTCTGCTTCGTGGTTGTCAGACTTGCCGTCTTCGACGAAGAGTTTTTCGATCACTCCGTCTTGAACGACTGCTGCGTAACGCCAGGAACGATCACCGAAACCAAGGTTACTCTTAGCAACCAGTTGACCCATGGCACGAGTAAAGTAAGCGTTGCCATCGGGGATCAGTTGAACCTTTTCGATGTTCTGATCTTTTGCCCAAGCGTTCATAACAAAGGCATCGTTGACAGAGACACAATAAACAGCGTCAACACCAAGAGCACTGAAGTCTTCAAACTTTTCCTCAAATCCAGGCAACTGATAAGCACTGCAAGTAGGAGTGAATGCACCAGGCAAACTGAAAACAACCACACGCTTACCACTGAAGAGATCAGTGGTTGTGCGAGTAACAAAGTCTCCATTCTCTCTGAACTTAAATTCCACATTGGGAACTGAATCACCTTCTTTTTTCATTGGAATCTCCCAAATAACGTCTTTGATAATCATTGATTAGTTGAGTAAGCGGGTTGCATAAGACCGCCACCTGGACCATCTTGGTCATCATCCTCTTGATTATCTAAGATCAAATAAACAATTATAAAACCCACCAACAGTCCGAGGTAGGCTTTAAACATCACCAGATTCCTGGGATGATCTGACCTGTGGTCAGGTAAGCACCGAATGCTGCAACGATGCCGATCATGGCTGCCCAGCCATTAATTCTTTCTGCCTTTTCGTTCATTGTTTTACTCCTTAGTAAGTTTCTGAAAGTTGATTTACTGAGTGTGCCAGAAGAACAAAGAATGTAACACTGGTCACTGTAAAAATAAGTTCGGTCATTAGAACAGGTTCTCCTCTTGTTCTGTAAGAATTACACTGTCGCTTGTGGGATAAGCAACGCACAAAAGAGCGTAACCTTCTTCAGTTTGATCATCGTCCAGGAAAGTTTGGTCTTCGTTATCGACTGTCCCTGAAATGACTTTACCTGCACATGAGGAGCAGGCACCAGCACGGCATGAGTAAGGAAGGTCAACACCTTGCTCCTCAGCAGCGTCAAGAATATATTGATCCTCTGGACACTCAATGGTGGTTGAGGTTCCTTCGGGTGTTTGAAGTGTTACTTTGAAAGTTGCCATTGTTAGTTCTTAGTTGTCAGAAGATTCCGAAGAAGAGGTTACCAGTGATAGCGTAAGAAACGAAACCAGCAATAATGCCGACCATAGCCCAACGCCCATTGGTTCTCTCCTTTACCATGTTTGGTGTAAGCATTCCGTAGTTTTCATAATACATAACGGGCTCTTTTGCCCACATGTTCTGTTGTCCACGGTCATTTGTTGTAACAGTCATTGTAACTAATGTGAAGTTTAGTTACATTATTTATTATTTCTTTACTTTTGTCAAGGGGTGGTTGCCCACCCCCGTCTTGAAATCATAACACGAATAAGTAATTTTACTTACTTAAGTGTGTCAACCGCTGCCAAAGCACGTTGTCTGAGTCCCTCAGGAAGAGGAACATAACCCAGAGAGTCTGCCTTACCCTGTGCTCCAGGACTCAGCATGTAACGGAGAGTGTCCTTTACTGCTTCGTTGTTGGAGTGTTCGGGATAAGCGAGAACCCAGGTCAGTGAAACGATTGGATAAGCGTTCTCACCAGAGGGATTGGCATCAGCGCCACGGAGTTTGTCGTCCAGGACGATCTGTGCCAGACCAGCAGAGGCAGTCTCTGCAGAAGCAAGAACATAATTGCCATCTTTGTTTTCGAGAGCAACTTGTTGGAGACCTTGTTTCACATAACCATAATTAACATAACCAATGGCTCCATCAATCTGTTTGATCTGTGCTGCGACACCAGAGTTACCTTTGGCACCAACACCAACAGGCCACTTCACTGACTTACCAGTGCCAACTCTTGCCTTCCACTCAGGAGAGAATGCAGACAGGGAGTTGGTAAAACCTTTAGTGGTTCCAGATCCATCGGAGCGATGAACAACCTTAATGGGAGTGTCAGCACAACCGAATGTTGACCAGTTAGTGATGTTTCCGAGGAAGACATCAGCCAGTTGAGTCTGAGTCATTTTAGCATCACAACCAGGAAGGTTGTAAGCAGGAACGATCGCACCGCCCGTCATAGGAATATGAACCAGACCAGTTGCAGGGATCTTGGAATCCTTTACAGCGCCATCAGAGGCACCGAAATCAACTGTACCAGCAGTAAACTGACGAACACCAGCACCACTGCCAACTGCCTGATAAGAGACCTTGTGGCCACCTTCAGCAGCGTAGTCTTGGAACCAACGTTGATAGAGAGATGCTGGGAACGTTGCTCCAGCAGCAGTCAACTGCTGAGGAACAAACGATGTCTCCACTTTAGGAGAACAAGCAACCAGGGCAACGCTTCCAAGAGCGACTGCCGCAATCTTTTTGAGTGTCATGATAAGTTATCAGAACTTGTACTTGGTACCAACTTCAACTTTCCAATCACGAGTTGAATCGTTTTGGAAGAGATTCTCAAACTTTCCGTAAGCAGAGAAGTTCTTGGTAATCTTTACTTTACTGCCAATTTCCAGTGCTGTAAAGGTCTCGTTGTCTTTTCCTTCAGGAGACATAACACCAACACCACCTTCGATGTAAGGAGTGAAGTCACCTGCTTTCCATTCGTAACCAACACGTCCTTGGTTGGTCAGACTCTTATAATCATCGTCCGTTCCTTTGACTTCAGTCTTGGTCTCCACATAGGGACCTGCAAGGGCAGGTGCTGCCATGACGGGCACAGCCAGGATAGCAGCAAGAGCGATTGCTTTCATTGTTCTTAATACCTTTTGTTTGGGGTTTACAAGTTTGTCTTTTAAAGACTTTATTATTGTAATGGACCAGTAACTGTTTTAAGTTATGGTTCAATTAAATCTCACCTAAGACAAACCTCGTTATTTAAGCCAGCTTAACTGAAACTTAATGTCACAAAAGGCACAAAAAAGGGGGACCCGAAGGTCCCCCATTGTTATCTGATGTTATCAGAAGCTGTACTTAACGCCCAGCTTACCACCAACACCCAGGTTCTCGGCAGAGAAGTCGCTGTCAGCGGTAGCAGCGGACAGTTCGCCGTAAACACCAACGCTGGAGCTCAGGGCAGCAGAAGCTCCGATCTTACCAGACCAGACTTGCTCGTTCTGAACGCCGTCAGCAGCAACGACGGAAGGACCACCCTGGATGTACCAGGAGGAGTCACCATCACCGATGGCACCCTCGTATCCAACGTGGAAATCTGTGGTTGCCCCAGTGTAGTCATCGCCGGTCCAACCAGCGTTGGTCTCAACGTTCACATAAGGACCTGCAAAAGCAGCGCCTGCGAACAGAGTTGAAGAAGCAGCCAGGGCTGCGAATGCGGATTTAATCATTTTAGTTACCTTATTTTCTCGCAGAGTTATCCTGCGGATGAGAGGAGACTCGACATGTCTCCGTTAGACTCACGGCACCTCTACGAGTAGTTGAGGTGTCAGTGCCGCTTCGTTGGTTTATTTATAACCTTTTTATTTCAGTTTGTTAAAATTAGGACTCGTAAGTCTCAGGTTGAGGAGGGGGTCCTGATGGATTACTGATTCTACCTAAGTAAGGATCATAATCCATTAACTCATCAATGCTCATCTGTGATCCTTTTTGTGACCAGAATCCTAACTGAGCGTTGAAGTTTCCTTTGTGGAATGCATCCACATGCTCTGGGTGAATTGATGATCCCAATTCAGTCCTGTAAAGAAGGAGAGGAAGAGCGTAAGTGTTACCTGAGTTATAAAGGAGGTCGTCAGCAACTGGGCGTGGACGAACTCCGTTGTCCAATTTATACTTTTCCCCACGACAGTGAAGTCGAAGCATCTTCTCAGCGTGGTGCCTGGTGATTAGATAACAAGCGGTGGAAAATTCATTAACAAACCTCTTGTGAATTTTGACGTTGATGTCTCCAGTACAAATGATTGCGATCTGGCAGACATCCCAGTCGTAAGGAATTTTAGCATAAAAATCTCGCCAGTTAAAATTCCAGAACCTTACAAGATCCAGACTGACATCATCCTCCATTATGACAGCGTAAGGTTCTCCACTGTCATAAAATTGTTTGATTGCTTTCAGGTGAGAGGTCACACATCCGATTTCACCAGAAGACATCATGTCAGGATAACGTCCCTTGATGATGTCACTCAGGTCATCCTCTCGTCCATCATAAGCAGACACACGAGTGTAATTTTCGATCTCCCAGTACTTAAACTGATCCTCCATGTACTCTCGTCTCTCTGGTTGCCCATCAAGATTGAGGTAATAAATGGGACCGATGCCCTTCAGTTTAAATGCCGATTTGTTTCTGTCTCTGTCCATGAATCCAATCTAACACGTCAATCTCAGGTTTCCACCCGATCACTTTTTCAATCTTAGTTATGTCAGCCAGAGTTGTCTCTGCTTCGCCTTGACGGGGAGGAAGATAAACCTGGTTGTCAGAGATGGCATTGGCAAGTTCTTGAATGGAATAATTCTTTCCACTTCCGACATTGAAGAACTCACCCTCATGTCCCTGCAGAGGCATCACAGCAGCAAGATAATTTGCTCGTGCAACGTCCTGAACATGAATGAAGTCTCTTCGTGCCTGACCAGTTCCAACAATGGTCAGAGCGTCTCCAACCGCTGCCTGGCGCTGGAAGACACCGATGACAGGAGAGTACTGACCCTTAGTTGGAGACCTCTCCCCAAACACATTAAAGTAACGAAGAGACACTGTTTCCAACCCATAGAGGTCAGTGTACATCTTACAGAATTTCTCTGCAGCAATCTTGGATGCAGAGTAAGGATTCAAACAATCATCAGGTTGTGTCTCCACATTTGGTGCTGGGTTCCTACCATAACCCGAAGATGTAGAGGAATAAACCAGACGCTTGACATTTGCTTCTCTGGCACACTGAAGGACCACAGTGGTTCCCACACAGTTCTTATGGACTGCATTGATGGGGTTTTTGATGGCAGGTTGAAGTCGTGATTCTGCTGCAAGGTGGAACACATAATCCACACCTTCAAACAGTTCTCTCATGGCATCATAATCTGTGATGTCCACAAGGTGAGACTTACTGGTGTCTGCCCAATAAAAGTTATCGTTGTTGGCACTCTGGTTATCAACTTGAATAACCTGATGCCCTTGTTCATTCAAATAATCAACCAGGTTTGACCCGATGAAACCAGCGGCACCTGTTACTAAGCTGCGTGTCATTTTTTATACGATTGATAAATTAGAGTCTTAACTCTGGTGGTAGAGTATGGGTGTTCGGATCGAGGAATCCAAACGATTGGTAAACCGATTCCAACTCCCGTGTAACTGCCGTCACTGTAATCATCCCCCAAGAAACGCATATGATATTCACCACTATCAAGCAGAGCAAGATATTGATCTTCCTGATCGTAGGTGACAACTTCATCGACATCTTTCAGTGACAGAAGAATTTCTTTGCGATCCTCCACAGACTGAACTGGTTTAAGTTTCCAGTCCCGTTCTGTGTTGGGGTCTTCATGAAGAGCAACTGTGAGATGGTTACAGTAATTCTTCGCATACTTGAACATTCTAACATAACCAGGATGAAGAATGTCGAAAGCACCAGCAACGATACCCTTCGTTACAGGGAGAGTCTTTCTCCAGTCCTCAACATTGATACCTTTGTCATCAATGAACAAGTCAGCATTAGGTTTGTGAAACATGGGTTCCAGTTCATGAAACTTGACTCCCCACTTCTTCAACTGTTGTTTCGTCTTGAGACTCCAGTCCATCCCTGAACCACGACCACGAGCAGTCATCAGAATGATATAATGTCCCTCATCATAAAGACGGTTCACAGTCTCAACCATGAACCGCTTAGGTGTGGAATTGTCGTAATCATTCTTCCCCTTATCTGTTACAGGAGTGTCACAGATGGTTCCGTCAATATCAAAACAATATCTCATCCAACAACTCCATGAAGGAAGATCTGGTGGACACATTCTATCACACCATAATTATCGCTGTCAATGTAATAATTCCAGAGTGCTTTCTTGGCACGAGTTCTGAGTCTGTTGTTAATAAAGAAACCACTCAGAATTCCATAAGCAATGTTCTTATCTTCACAATATTTCTGACACTTGATAATGTTCTCCGACTCACCACTGGAACTGATGAGAATCACCAGAGTGTCTGGTTCAACATGATACTTCAAGAACTGAAGGTATGACTCCTCATAACCAAAGTCATTGGCAAGCATGGTGATCATTGAAGCATCAGAGAAGATCGACACCTTCTTATTGTGAAACTTCATGTAATCCTGAGAGATGTGAGAAGCGACAGAACTGCTTCCTCCGTTTCCCAGAATCAAAATTCTCTTATGGTTACCAAACGCTTCCTGGAACTTTACAAACTCCTCTTCAGCATGAGCACTCTTCAGTGCTTCCACGTACTCATCAAATGGATTCACCACGCACTCCATCACTTACTAAATTGATTTTAACATTATCGTAAGGGATCCTCAAACTGTCCTTCTCTGAGAAGGTCAGAAAGAATCCACCATTTCCAGCACCACAGAGACGATGTGCGAGAACAGTTGGTTCTTCTGTCAACTCTTCATCCATTTCCCTGATGTGTTTATTTTCTGTAATCAGATCACAAGTTTTTTTCTTCTTCTCCCACCCTTCTCCAATCAAATAAAGAAATTCATCATGCTCATTGAACTTGATGGCATCATAAGCATGTTTCACTGTTTCCAACAGTGGTTTTACCTTGTCCAGATTTTCGGTAATTCCTTTGAGAACCACCTTTGAATTTCTTGTAACTCCTGTAAACACAAGATGTAAATCATGAAAGCCCAATACACTATCAGGAAGATACTCAAACCTAACAGTGCCGTCACGAAGGAACTCAATTCTCTTGAAACCCCCAACACCGCAGCCGTAGGGATCCTGATAACCGCAGTAAGGATTGAACTTAAGTTCGAGAGTGTAGGCAAGTGCACAGATCTCTGTTTCTGATAAGTTAATATTTAGAAACATTGAACAAGCTTTGATCAAACTGATCAGGTAAGAAGACGAAGACGCTAACCCGCTCCCCTGTGAGTAAGCATCACTTGTCAATGTAACCTGACATGGTGGCATGTTGAAGTGTTCTAACACAACTCTTACCACCTCGTTTTGGATGTCCTTAATCTCAGACACCTCTTCTCGTCGTGAGTAATTGATAATGTATTTGTGGTCTCGATTGAAACCAAACTTATCCTGACTGATGGTCACATAAGTCTTCAGGTCACAAGTGAAACTGATAACAGATCCATAACCATACTTTTCAACGAAGTAAGGGTTATCAGTGGGTCCACCAAACAATGACACCCTCAACGGACACGAAGCAATAAACATTAGTCACCTTTCTCCAGTCTGTAACTGTCCTCTTCAAAGTGTGTAGTTGAGAACTCAAACAGTTCAGTATCCTTCAGTGCTACGAACTGATGTCTCATTCCTGTGGGGATATGCATCTTGTCACCCTCCACCAGGATCTTCATGTCTGCGGTTTCCAAATTATTCTGGAAACTGTAGTACATTTCAATGGCACCCTTCTGAACGTAGAAGACTTCATCCTTCAGTTCATGATAATGAAAGGAACACTTCCTTCCCTTAGCAATGAACAGGAGTTTTCCACAGTACTCAGGACAATTTGCAATCCATTTTTCATAACCCCATCCTTTAGGAACAAACTTGATGGGATCACTCGCAAACATTCTTGCATCTCCTGATGATTTCACTGGATGAATACCCCCCAACCCGATTAAAGAACCGAGTCGCTGCCGCAAACTCTCTTCCGACTCCTTCATGATTTCTCCAATCTCCTCCATCAACTAAAATGTCAGGTCGGTAAAACTGAATGAGTTCTTCCAACTCTTCTCGCGTGTCAAATCCTAACACGAGATCAATGTATTTAATCGCTTCTAAAAGAGTCTTTCTGTCAGCGAAGGTATTGATAGGTCGTGACGGTCCTTTGTCTCGTGCGATCTTTGCATCGGAATCGAGACCAACAATGAGCCTTCCTTCAGTTCCTGCCAAGGACTTGGCTGCAGCAAAGAGGGCAATATGCCCAGGATGAAGTAAATCAAAACACCCATTACACCACACTACCTTCGACATAATCTTTCACAGTTTTGAACTCATAATCACCCCACTCTTGTTTTGCACAGGTGAATTCCTGATACTTTCCTCTGAGGTGCGGTGGGAAACTAATGTACTTTATCTCTGCATTATAACACTTAGCAACTACATCTGCAACTTCTTGGAAAGAGATTGGTTTGCTGGTGCCCAGATCATAAATTCCTGATGGTTTTTCGTTGTCCAAAACAATGTTAATCAGGTCATCCACATGCACAAAGTCTCTGCAGAATCTTTCAGACATGTGGAACAGAGTGATCTCACCTTTGTTCTTTGCTTCCTTGATAAACTTGGAGACAGGCGAGGATTGATTTCTCTCAACCTTATCTTCCTCATGTGGTCCATACACATTGAAATATCTGAATCCCTGGATGTGCTTGAATTCATCCATATGATCCTGAACCCAATAATCCACTGTCAGTTTTGACAGAGCATAAAAATTCAGGGGGTTGTGGTGGGGAAAGTGATTTCCATAAACAGATGCAGAGGAAGCATACTTCACGGGGATACCTTTGACCTTGGCAATCTCAAACAATGAGATGGTGAAGCACACATTGTAGTTGTGAATCTTCTCAATGTTTGTTTCCGTTGTGTCGGAGACTGCACCCTGGTGGAGAATGAACTCCACATCATTCCAGTCCTCAAATGTCTTGAGGAACGTCCAGCAATCATTGAATTCAACAGGAACAACTTCCCAAGTTTGCTCCAATACTTTTCTGAAGTTCTTCCCAATGAAACCATTGGCTCCAGTAAGAATTACTTTTGGCATAGCGTGGTTACTCCTTTGTGTTGTACGACTTCAGAGGCACACTTGTTGGCAAAGTTTATTGCAGACTCAAGATTGTTAGTCTCAGTGTATTGAAATGCTAGTCCTGCCATAAAGGTATCACCTGCACCAGACACATCCAAAACCTCAACTTTATTCATAACAGGAAATATTTTACCACGATAAACGCAACCTTCACCGCCAACTGTTTTTATTACCTTATCGTTGACGAATCGATTGATAAAAGTTTTTGACTTTTCGTATTCGTGATTGTTAATCTTAATAAACTTTGCTTTGAGTGCCCAGATGTCTAGAACCTTCTTCGTGTCTAGAAAGACCTGTGGGTGGTTGGCACAAATGTATTCAATGTCTTCCCCTGTTAGAAACCCCTTATCATAGTCGGAGATAACAATTGAATCATAATCAAAGCTAATTTTATTTATGTCAATCGGTTTTGCTGAGAAACTTGTATCAACTCTTACAAACATGTGGTTGCTTTTGTCATCAACGAACCTGGTCTTCTTCATCTGTTTCCAGTTGTCGTTGGTCAGGATGCTGCAAGCATTAGACAGTCCCTGAAGGTTCTTGTAGACGTTGTAAGCCATCCCAGGTGTTTCCACCACGTTGACTGTCTCCAACACAGGGACAGGTCTGTCAGGCGCTAATCTGGATGTCTTACAGTAAGTATAAACATCGAGACAACTGTCCCCAATAACAAGGATACCCATCAGTACCGAGACTTACGCTCAACAATTATAGCAGGTCTACCACTTTCCACAGCACCACGGAAAGCATGAATTACATCATCCCCAGTCACAGGATCATGGACAGGAAAACTAACTGCCTCACGGAAAACCTTAGTGAAGTCTTGTGAGTGTGTGATGCCAGAATAGAAAGGACCAGCGTCAGCAGTTACAGCACGAATGATGACAGGACACTTAAACTCACCATGAGAGATCCGTTCGATCTTGTCAATGTGATTGATGATTGCGTCAGCAGCAACCAACATGAAATCATGACGTTCGTAATAAACCACAGGAAGAAATCCTTCGAACGACATACCAATTGCAAGACCTGCCATCAGGTTCTCTGCCACAGGTGTCTCAAGTTTCTGTTCGTCTGGAACATCCTTCAGAGTTCCAATGGCATTGCCATACTTAACGTTGTAACCAATAAAGATTGCACCCTGCTCACCCAGTTCAGTCTGAGTTTGAATCATTGCCTCTTTATATGAGAGGTCAGTCTTCTCGTAAGTTGGATAAGTAAAGGGTTCCAGGGGTGGGAAGTATTCGTTATCAGTCTTCTTCACTGCCTTGGACAGATCAATCATCCCAGGTTTGCGGCAGTGAGGATAGGTGCAGGTGTATTGATAACGAATGACGTTGGGAGAGTTCCACTCAGGATGTGCAGTCTTACCCCAACGGTCCTCATTGGTAGCTTCGCAACTGCGATCGTTACTTTCAATAACAAAAGTGCATGGAAGATCAAAACCATCCACATAACGAACTGCTTCCGCCAAGTGTCCATTATCTTCCGTCCCGTCACCCACGAAACACCAGACTCGCTGGTCTGATCCTTTCCGTTTGAGTGCCCACGCAACGCCAGCAGCAATAGCAGGAGTGCCGCCAATGATAGCAGAGAGGAAGAAATTCCGTTCTCGATCATAAACAAACATGCTCCGTCCATCTTTAATCTTCTGCTCCAATTCCTCAGGAGGAATGCCGTGGAGCAGAGCGTGATAGTGATTACGGTGGTTGGAGATTACATAATCACCTTCCTTAATGTCTTTGAAAATATTAATTAGTTGTTCTTCGTTACCACCCGACAGGTGAAACAAAAAGGGCAACTGGTTGTCCATGTAAAGGTCACCAATCCTGTCCTCAAAGGCAATCAGTTCCTCTTTAGTCCACACCTTTCTCATTCGTTGTCTCCGATCTTAATCATAATTCTACCAGCATTACCACTTCTCAACAAGTCAAAAGCATCATTTACTTCGTCAAGTGTGAAAGTGTGAGTGTGTAGTGTTTCGTAATCCAGTTGACCATCCATTGCAAGTTTGATGTAACGAGGGATGTCCTGTTCTGGATCTGTTCGACCACCCTGAGTTGCTCTGATGGATTTACCAGATCCATCAAACATTGACACAGCGTCCTTAAGAGACAAGGTGGCACCAGGTTTAGGTTGACCAACAAGAATCAAACGTCCACTCGGTGTCAGTCTGTTGAATGCAGCAGCAATCACTCCTGGAATCCCAGTGGTGTCAATAATGACATCTGCCTGTGGGAGGTCTGTAACATTTATAAGGAAATCATCGGCACCCATTTGACGTGCCAATTCTTCCATGTTTTGATTGATGTCAATTCCGATGATCGGTGTTGCAGACTTCATCTTCGCTGCTTGAATCAGATTCAACCCAACACCGCCACAACCAGTTACGGCCAGGGTCTCCCCGAACTTAAGGTCGCACTCGTTGTCAATAATACCGAGAGCGGTAGTGAGAGAACACCCAAGCATAGCAGCAAGAACAGAGGGAGTTTCATGAGGGATACTTGTGATACGGTTTTCTGAGACAATTGAATACTCACCAAGTGTTGTGACTTTACCACTGGAAATGGTTCGGCTTCCCAGGATGTAATTGGGAAACGGTGACTCAATGCCACTTCCTGGTCTCCAGTGCATAACAACTTTATCATTGACCTTGACTGTCGTCACACCAGGACCAATTGCTTTTACAATTCCACATCCTTCGTGTCCCATCAAATGAGGAAGAAACTTGGCATTGCCTTTATGTCCTCTGATCTCATGAAGTTGTGCTCCACAAAGACCACTGACAAGAACCTTTACCAGAACCTGACCAATTCTCAATTCGGTGAGACCAACCTCTTGAACAACAAGCGGCGAATCAATCTTTTCTAAAACTGCTGCTTTCATTTGTTTCTCTTCCTCAGTTTGATCTCATTTACATAGTGGTGTTTTCTGTTCACCAAATCCAAAATCTGGTTTGCAACCTCATCGACATCCATCAGAGTGTCATAGTTGTTTCTGTCTTCTGTAATCCTTGTCTGGATGCCACCTGGATAAACATCCAGGATCTCTACACCAGTTCCCACAGCACCTGCTTGAAGTGCTTTGGAGAATCCCATCATTGCATACTTACTGGCACAATAAAGTGCCTCATCCTTATTGGGATGATCAACAGACAGAGAGTTGATGTTAATGATCAAACCACCTCCACTTCTCCTGAAGTAATTGAAGACTCTCTTGAGCATCAGGATTTGTGCCGTTACGTTGGTGTCAATAATCTCCTTAACCTTATCATCACTGGTTATTTCAGGACCAATGTTCCAATACACAGCAGCATTGTTGATAAACACTTGAATGTTACACTGTTGCAACCAGTCATAAAACTGATCAATGAACTGAGGATCGGTGATGTCACCTGTGATGCGACACTTACCCCTCCTCATGTGAGGAAAGATCACATGACCTCTCTGAATACCATTGTCCATGAGTGCTCTTCCGAGTCCAGAGGCACACCCAGTGATCATAATGTGTTTCACCATTCAATCCCCCTATAAGTTGGACCACACCCATAGAAGTTCTCACACAGGAAATCAAAGTCCTCCACCAGAACCTCCAGTGGTGTCTTCTCTTCAGGTTTTGCAACCTGATTTAACTCTTCTTCCAACTGTTTCAAGTCCAGTGGTGGGAGGTCGGGTGGCGTTGTTGCCAATAAGAAAGGAAGAATCATAGAGTGACAACGTAATCAACACAGTCAAGATAAAAAGCACCAAATGGTGGTACCTCATCATCTAACCATTTTAGCATATTCCCATAAAGAGTTTGGGAAACAAACACATTAACGTTGAGTGATTCGTTGTATCTTTGAACTGCTGTTGCCAGGGCAACTGACCCACTGTGAAGACCCCATAAACCATAGGAGGAATTCATTAGATCACAATAATGATAAATGGACGTGACCACAACATCTGTGTCACAATCCACATCCACCTTTGATTCACTGACAGTTTGATCAAAGACAACTCTGGCAAACCTTTTGTTAGGATGCATGTCTTTTAGTTCGGCGTAAGTCCAGGCAAGTCTGTTGAGATCATAACCATTTCCAACACCATCAAACTTAAGACTGGTTGCAGTAAAGTCCACCAGTATGGTGTCCTCAAACCCCTCAATCTTTTTAGGTTCGTAATAAATCTTAGGTCTGGTGTTGGTAGGTTTCAGACCGTGAAGATGTTCCCAGTTACTAATCCAGTTTCCTGTGTGGTTCTTAACTTCAATCTCGGGAATGTCTCCTGCTGTCCTCTTTCCCTCTTTGACTCCCTTCACATAAGGGTTCAGTCCCCACACCAAATCGTAAATTTCTTTGTTGCGAAACTCACTCCCATCTGCCAAGTAAGTTTCTCTCCTCTGCTGCTTATAAAATTCTTCGGGTAATGTGGAGAACTGGAGTTGATCTCCAAGTCCTCCATTCCATGCACCAAGAATTACATCAAGCCTCTTTCTCATAACGTGTCATCAACTTCCCATCTAAGTGATCAACTTCGTGTTGAACGATACGTGCTTCAATTCCATCAAGCACCCATCTCTTATATTTACCATTGGCATCTTGGAACTTAACTTTGATGATACTGGGTCTCTCAATTTCCATGTAATGATCTGGAATACTCAAACATCCTTCCTCCATCAACACAGTTTCTTCTGAAAATTCAGTGATGTTTGGATTGATCATTTCCTGAATCTCACCATCTTCCATCTGCACAATGATGAGGCGAAGGTTATAACCAACTTGTGGAGCGGCAAGACCCACACCTCCAAGTTCAACCATCTTATAAATCATTGCCTCCATGAGGTCACAGAGTTCCATGTTAATAAGAGTTGGGACAGATTCCCTTGCTAAACAGGGGTCTCCATCAAGTTTGAGTTCGAGTTCCATTAAAGTCTCCAGAGGATTTGATATCCATCATGAAGAAGTTCAGCACCAATGTCATCCATAAAATGTTCAATGAATGCTGCCTTGCCACCACGAGCAAGTGATGCTCTGTACTGATCAAAGATCGGTGTGTTGAGGTGGTCATCAACACATATAATTGTTCCCTTCTTTAGATTCTTCATCACAGCACACAACTCCTTAAGGTGGTGCTCTTGTGAGGGGATGGGATTGTCGGGTTCAAAGTCAAAAGAATCCAGATAAAGAAAGTCAATCTTCTTTTCTTCTGGTAGTGACCAAAGATATTTGACAGAATCAGAACAAGTTACCTTGGTCTTATCTGAAGTCATTGCTGTTGCATGATTTACATTATCCTGATTGATGTCAACAGAAAGAACTTCACCATCATAATAATTTATAAAATCATCAAAGATGTAAGTGCTGGCACCATCGTCACCCAAAGCAAGTTGACCATGATCTGCTCTCATGCATCCAGTCTCAACAATCAGAAAATTTTTATCCTCTTTCTGATCAAGAAGTTCAAAGACAATGGACAGAGAGGATGCTCTGTCCCTCTGAGGATTTCTTCCTTCAGGTTGCAGAAGTTTAGCAAAGAACTTGCTGCTGAATCTTTTACTGTAAGTCATTTCAATTCTCTGTTCTCAATAATACGATAATCCTCTAACACATCAGCATTTCTCTCATAAAAGATCTTGCTGTTTTTATGCTGTGCTTTATATAGCCATGGAGCAGGCTCTCCAGTTTCCTTTCTGGTTCCACCCCATGATGGATCAGATTCAAAATCAATCCAGTAACAACCGCAAACCTTATTTAGTTTCTTCCTCATGCGGAACATTAGATCATGATCATCCATGTCCTGTGGTGAGAATGCTTCATCCAAGTAATTCATCTTGACAAGATCATCTCTGTCAATCATCAAAGGACCACGATTGACTGTTCCTCGGACAGCAAAGACATCCCGTGGTGTGTTACTTCTGTTTGCCTCATCACAAGGTTCCACGATGTCACACCAGCAGTCATCTCGGTCTTCCTGACCCAGGTGCGTCCCTGCACCTCTCGTGTAATTGTGCGCTGTCCTTGCAGTCACAGCGAACACATCATTAAATTCTTGGAAGGGTTTCCTCATTCTGGTGTTCCATCCCTTCTCTTTGATCACCATGTCATCCTGAACAATGATCACATAATCACCCCTTGCTTCCTTCAAACCGATGTTGTTTGCCTTTGTCTCAAAGACATCATCAGCATGAAGGATTGTCACTCTGCTGGTAATGGTGGAGTTATTCAGGTAATCATCCAGAACTGCTTCACTGTTGTCGGTGCATCCATCCAAAACAACAATGATTTCATAGTTTCCTTCTGTGTTGTCTTCAATTCCTTCCAGAACTTGTTCTAGAATGTCTCCCTGATTATGAACTGTGAGGATGATGCTGTCGGTCAGAGTCTCTTTGATGTAAGGAACTTTCTCTTTGATTGCCACAAGATAAGTGTCGATGGGACGATAAATCTGAACAGAATTGTTATTGTAACGTTCGTACCAATAGTCAGCGTTACATTCAATCAAAGCACGAATTTCACTGCCAACCACAGACAATCCATCTCTGATTGCCATGTTAGTAAGAATGCTCTGATCATGACGACACTCTTTGAATCCCTCAATCTGTGGGAGCCCAGACTCATCTGTCAGTTCTCCATTCACACGCTCATCAATGCACCACATCAACCACTCTTTCAGGATGTCCTTTGCTTCATCACAGACACGCCAGAAAGTGAAACCTGCTTCCAGTTGATTAGAGTTGTAGTAATCCTCATCATCACATTCCATGAAGTGGAAACAATCACGTTTGGTGTAATCACCATTGCGAGAGTTACCAAGAGGAAGAAGACACGCATCATCACCCATGACTTCATCGACATACTTAAAGATGTCAGGGTGAACAATGTCCAAGGCATCCAGACAAAGGATCTTGTCACCCTCCTCCAATTGCTTCATTGCTTCAAGAATGAAGTAAGGTTTCCAAGCAAACCATTCATGAAGGTTGGTGTGTCCAACCTGCAGGTCAGTTTCATCAAACCCAATGTGATTGACTTTCCAGTTCTTTGATTGATTCTCTAAGAACTTCTGTCCTTTTTTATACTTTTTATCACCAAAGGCAACAGTAACAAGATTCCAACTCATAATCAAAAACGATAAGGTTTGTTAGATTCAAAATGAACATGAGGACCAGAACTCCATTCTCCCGTATCCCCACAAAGACCAATCACATCACCTTGAAGGTAATAAGTCTGTGGACCAACTTCACCAAGATGTGAATAAGAAGTCTCCCTATCCTCATACTTTAGCACAAAGACCCAACCCATCTTGTGTGACCAGTAGAAAGTTCCAGCACCAGCATGAACTGCCCGAACAGGATCTCCTGGAATGCAGGAAAAATCGTATGCCTGATGAGTGGGTGATGGGTCTTGAGTAATCACACCCTCAACGGGATAATCGTAAACATACATTAGGAGTAGGGGATAATTTTCCAGTGGGGAGGATATAAGTCCTCTGTAGATTTATCTGAGTTATTGGGACCGAACCATTTGTTAGGGACAATCACTTTCCCTCGGTCTGCCAGATAAGCACCCCACCAGGAATAAGTTGAATTCGCAATGATAAAATCACTACATTGTGTCATCAGATAAAGGTCATGATAAGAACTGTTCCCCTCAGAGATCATGAATCTGTCATCAGCGAACAGTGTTTGAATGTGACACCATTTAGGATCATCGGAGAAGATAATTACCTGTCTGTCAGAATCAAACTCTTCCAATGCTTTCTCATAATATTCCATTGACAAGTTGTGATGGTTAGCAGAGTTGATGATATAATCTCCTCTGCGGATGTGAAGAGCAACTGGATTATTAAAGTATTCAAGAAGACCTTCACAGTCATCAACAATTTGTTGCTTGAACTTGAAATGATCTCTTACATTTTGTTTGACGTGATCAAAGTATTTGTAAGATTGGAAGAACCCAACCAGTGACACATCAGTGTCTGGTGACAGTTTGAGAAGATCTGGATCATAAGTAAATCCTTTCTCCTGAAGATCAGAAGCAGGAATGAATCCAACGTTTTGTTCTGGGATGTCAAAAACATCAAAGAGTTCGACTCTCAGTTTGTTTCCGAGACCATCAACAACAACTTGGTCATGTCTGGGGACACAAAAAGATGTCCCAATACCACATGCCACTCCCATGACAGAGGCGTATTGGAACATCTGATTACCAAGTTGCCCGAGTCTCCCCAGGTAATTGAATCCTATCATTTGTATTTCTTTAGATACTTTTGATCTCGATAATAAAGTCGCAACTCATCTGGACTTAGACCAGATAAGAAATTCCAAAGTGCAATATTATCTTTCATATGAGGATTGCCATGGTAAGAAACAGGCCATGAGTTATTCCCACGACTGTGTTCCAGGTGATAGATCCAATTTTCAATCCTTCCAACATTATAACCTAATGTTGTGAATCTGTGAATTCTTTCTTTATCTTCTGGTGCTGAACCATGGAAGTTCTCGTTCTCCATTCCACCCTCAATGTAAGCAGAACGTCTGAAGAACTGAACATGACCACTCTCTGCATTGTCAATCTCAACCTTCTTCTCTAAGTAAGAAAACTCACAATCATTGGAGAGAAACTCAGAGACCATCTTATCAGTGGCAAACACTTTCTTTTGCCAGGGACCAAGGCCATAAGGGTAAATGACATCAAAAGGACCCTCTGTGAGTTGCTTCTGTGCCTCCAGATAAGTCTGAATGGGCATCAGAACATCACAGTCATAGTTAGCAATAACGGGTGTGTCTGCCTTATGAAGCATCTCATTGATGTAACGCATCCTGTAAAACACAGAATCATCAGGATCTTCCTGCTCAAACATATGAGTCAGATTACCAATGGCATCCTCCACATACTCAGAAATCTGAGGGAGAGCAACCTGTTCAAAGACAGATTCATTATCGACTTCTTTAATGATCACCTTAGTGTCGAAGTTCTCCAGGAGAAAACAACACACAGTGATCACATTTCTCAGACGATCATCAGACTCAATTTTGATGGGAATGATAAACGTCGTGTCTTTGAGATTATGTTTCATCAGTTCGGAATCACAGTCCATTCGGGGGTCATTGATACTTCTTAAGATACTTCTGTTCTTTATAATATTGCTTCAGCTCATCCTTGTTTAGAGTTTGGAGGAATTGCCAAAGTGCATTGTTGTTTTGCATATGTGGATTAGTAATCCAAGAATTCTGACCTCTCTTATGCTCAAGATGATAAACGAAACCTTCAATTCTGGTAACTCTATATCCAAGAGTTACAAACCTAAACAACCTTTCCTTATCTTCTGGAGAGTATGACTTAAAGTTCTCATTTTCCATACCACCTTCAATCCAAGTAGATCTTCTGAAGAACTGAACATGACCACTCTCAGCATTATCCATCTGATGATTAGATTCTAAGTATTTGAAATCACAATCATTAGACAGGAAATCAGAAACCATTTGATCTGTAGCATAGATTTTCTTTTGCCACATTCCTTGACCATAGGGGTAAATGACATCTGCTTCATCATTTACAATCAGATCCTGTGCCTGTATGTAAGTTCCTAGTGGAAGAAGAACATCACAGTCATAGTTAACAACTACTTCTGTCTCACACATAGAAAGCATCTCATTGATATACCTCATTCTGTAGAAGGTATCATCAATGGGATCAGACTCTACAAAAATATGAGTGAGATTACTAATAGCATCTTCAACATATTCTCTAATCTGAGGAAGTGCTTCTTTCTGAAACACTGACTGTTTATCTACTTCCTTAATGATTACTTTGGTATCAAAGTTTTCTAGAAGGAAACAACAAGTTGTAATAACATTCCTCAACCTATCATCAGATTCAATTCTGATGGGAATAATGAATGTTGTATCTTTCAGATTGTGTTTCATATCAATTAGGAATTACAGTCCACTCCTCAGGATAAAGATCGCAACAGTTATTTACTGCTTCCAGAACAGGACCATAGAAGTGCTCAGGAACAACAATGGGATTGGTTCTGTTTCTTTGCAACCATGCTCCCCACCAACCCAGAGTGCTTGAAGACAAGATTGCTCCGTTACACAGAGACATCAGACACAAATCAGTGTAAGGAACCTTCGAGTGTCTGTGAGACCCATCACCTTCAAGACAAAGGTGATCATACTCAGGAACGTCAGTGTTGACCAGGAACCTCTCACTGTCAAAGAACTCCTGTTCAGAGCACCATTCTGGATCATCAGAACAAACCAGAACATGTGCATCCTCAGAAAACTCTTTCAATGCTCGTTCATAATAATCGAACGTCATCATCCGATAATAATCTTCTCTTCCAACGTTATCCCCTCGTCGGACATGAAGGAATAGAATGTTATCGAACTCAGATAAGAACTCACGACATGGATCAGCGATTTCATCTTTGAACTCAAGACCCTTACGAATGTCATTCTCAATGTGCTTGAAATAACGCTCAGTTTGTAGATAACCATCAAGGTTGCAATTGTCCTCAAAGTTATCAAAGAGATCCTGGTCAAAGTTATAACAAGACTCGGTGACATTTTTCGTGCTGTTGAGTGCTTTTAGATTATCAAAACTGAACATTGCCTGAGGAGACACGTTCTTATTCACAAATCCAGTGGGTGCCTGCTCCTTAAATGGATGATGCATCCCATAATTTGCGTAAGTGGGATGATCTTCTGGTGGAATGCACCAGTCATAACCGTGGTGAGCAGCAATGCCTCTTAGTGCTGCATATTGAAACAGTTGGTTTCCAAACCTTCCGTTCGTTCCAAGTCTGTCGTAACCAATCATACGTTCACCACAAAAACACCTTCAGTAATATTATCCTTACTGTCTACAAATTTTACCTTATCTCCGTAAGTTGCTTGAAGATCACTGTAAACACGATTATCAATCTTCGGATCAACCAAAATGTAAACTGACTTGTCCCATGCCAGAAGATCCTGTGCCAACCTGAACTGTTGACTCTCCGTCAGGATGTCAGTTCCTTTCTTGTAAGTGATGGACTCAAAAAAGAATGGTTTGTTATGTTCATTCATCTTGATGTACCAGTCACGAATGAACCTGGCATGTTGGTTGTTGATCTCATCAGTTACAACACCCAAGTTGTATTCAAGTCCAAGACTTTGAGCGTAAGCACCGAATGCCCTGTTATCTCTGGGAAGACAGGGACCACCATAACCAAAACCGTAACCAAGATACTTAGAACCCACACGGGAGTCTGTTCCAATGGTCCTCAGGACAGCAGTAACCTCATCACCACATCCTGCCTGTTGGAGAAGATCACCAAGCATGTTGGCATAACTGATCTTGGTGGTAAGGAAACAGTTCAGTGCAATCTTTGTGATCTCTGCTGCCTTTGCTGACATCCCACAGACGATTGCCCTGGTGGTTTGAATCTTTTGATAAAGAGTCTTAATATCCTTAACGATTCTTTCGGCATATTGATCACTCTGATCATAACCCAGGAGAACCATGTCTGCCTTTCTCAGATCATTGACAATGGAACCTTGTGCGATGAACTCAGGATTGTAGAGAACCTTAATGTTGTTAGGAAGTTTCTCTTTGAATCGGTCACAGTCACCAGGGTTCACTGTGGATCCAATGACAAAGTACTTAGTCTTCTCACAGAAGGAAAAGTCCTCAACCACCTGCCAGATAGCAGAAACATCATAGTTACCGTCATCCAGTGAAGGGGTGGCAACCAGTGTGTAAATCAGATCACACTCATCAATAACTTGAGCGTTACTGGTGGTTGCTCTCAGATTCTCTGATGCTCTAAGGAGATTCAGAACCTCAGGTTCATTTGTTTTGATTCTTTTGTTATTGATCCCCGCGACATAATCCTCTCGGATGTCGGAGACCAATACATCATAACCTGCTGCTTCACACAGGAGGGCAAAGCAGATGCCAAGTCTGCCTGCCCCAATTACACCAATCTTCATAACTTGAATGTAGGAATGGGATCCATCTTGTGTTTGTTACGGGCGTTGAACCAGTGAAGTTCCCTAACAGCAGGACCAGTTCCAGTCTCCATTGCCAGCTCCAGATCCTCATAAGAGGCACCCAGTTGATCTTCGTCGGTTCTCTTGTCGTCCCAGAGACCGTCAGTGGGTTTTGCTTCGATAATATCTTGACTTACGCCCAGATGCTTTCCAAGTTCCCATACTTCAGTCTTATAAAGGTCAGCGATGGGAGCAATGTCCACACCACCGTCTCCATATTTAGTGTAAAACCCAACACCATAATCTTCGACCTTGTTACCTGTGCCGACAACCAAACCAGAGTTCTCACCAGCAATCTGGTAAAGGGTAACCATTCTCAGACGTGAGCGGGTGTTGGCAAGTGCCAGTGGGTCCTGAGCATAACCAGACAAAGACTTCTTAAACTGTTCAAACACTTCAGTTAGATCAAACTGAACCATCGAAACGTTTTCATAATTTTCAGTCAACCAAAGAAGATGATTGATTGAAAGTGTTCGTTGTCCTTCATCCTGGTGAATTGGCATTCCAATTACATAAACAGGAAGTCCAGTTTCAGCACAGAGAGTTGAAACCACAGCAGAGTCGATGCCACCAGAGACACCGACCACAAATGATTTCAACCCACTTCCTTTAAGATAATCAGACAGCCACGAGGTTATTCTCGTTTTCAGTTTGTCGTAGTCCTTGATTCTGTTCATTGTCAATCTGTTGCTTAATCCAATTATAAGTTCTTGAGATGCCTTCTTCAAGAGTCATCCCATAATCCCATCCTAATTCTTTACGGATGACATCGTTGTTACTGTTGCGACCACGAACACCCAAAGGTGCATCCAATTTGTGACGACGCTGAACTGCCTTGCCAGAAACTTTGGCAACAGTCTCAACCAATTGATTGATGGTGACCATTTCTTCGGAACCAATGTTCACTGGTCCGATGAACTCAGAGTCCATCAATCGACGAGTTGCTTCGATGCACTCATCGACATATAGAAAAGATCGAGTTTGTTCACCGTCTCCCCAGACTTCGATTGCTCCACCAACTTCTGGGAGTCTTCCGACTTTACGGCAGATGGCAGCAGGAGCCTTCTCTCGACCCCCGTCCCAAGTTCCCTCTGGGCCAAAGATATTATGGTAACGGGCAACACGCACAGCAATACCATAATTCCGATGGTATGCAAAGTAAAGTCTTTCAGAGAATAACTTTTCCCATCCGTATTCGCTATCTGGATTAGCGGGGTATGCAGATTGTTCACGGCAGTCGGGGTTGTTAGGATCGAGTTGGTTGTGTTCTGGATACATGCAGGCAGATCCAGAATAGAAGATCTTAGTGTAGTTTCGACCAGTCCTCTCGTTCCTTTGACGTTGACTCTCCAGTACGTTTAGGTTGATGGTTGCAGAGTTATGCATGATATCTGCATCGTTTTCACCAGTGAAGACAAAACCTGCTCCACCCATGTCAGCAGCAAACTGATAAATCTCATCAAATGAGTGAACATAACGATAAGGAACTTCCTTGTAGAAGTTACCTGCTGTTCCCTTGTACTCCAGGACACGACCAACGAAGTCGAAGTCTCGGAGGTCACCAAGAATAAACTCATCCGCTTCAGAGTCTGAGAACTCAGGACGCTTGAGGTCTACACCTCGGACCCAATAACCCTCAGACTTGAGGCGCTTCACCATATGACTTCCAATAAATCCACCAGCACCCAGAACGAGTGCCTTCTTCTGATATTGAGACATTATTAGTTGATTATCTGTTTATTATTTTATGCTTTGCTTGCCAGTTTGTCAAAGTTTGGTTCAGTTGCTCTTGCAACATACTCAAGAACTTTAACTCTGTTCTCAAGATCCGCACTTGCAGTCGGAGCATCCGCACCCTTTGCTGAACGTGATTTCACTTGTTTCTTCAACTGTGCGTTCTCCTCCTGAAGCTTTCCCACGGTTTCTTCCAGGGATTTCAATCTTGCTTCAACTTCTTGATCATACTGACTCATGTATGCGCCAGTTGCAGAAGTAACTCTCTCAGACATGTTAATTTTAGTCGCTGCCTTATTTATGAAAAAAGGACCCCCGAAGAGGTCCTGTGCGTGAGGTAGGCTCGCCACTTGTTTTTGGGAGAAACAAGAAACTCAGAGGTCATCGACTCCACCACTTGCTCTTTAGAGAAGCAAGAAACTCATGGGGTTCATCCCGACCAGTGCTGTTAGAGTCCATCCGTGACTTAATCATCATGAACATACGCTGGAACATTATCAGGATCTAACCAGCAGGTGTAATCGTGATCTTCCATCGCAGTCAGAAGTTGCATTTCATTGTCGCACAAATACATGTCTCGATAACGTCCTGTGTAGGAGTCAATCTTTTGAATACGACAATCAGGTTTACCATTGATTTCCAAGGTTCCAACCTGAATATAACGATAAGGAAACCGCTCCATAAGAACGGTTGGTTTCCGAGTGACGTTCATAATCAAGAAGCGACTTCAACGGCATCAAGGTCTTCAGCAAGACAATCAATCAAGATGTCATAATCATCGAGGGGGTCTCCAGAGAACTGGACACCTTCGTTCTCATAATATTTACGAACCTTTTTGAAAAGTTTGGGGTTCTTGACATCAAGGTAGAAAACACCTTCGACCGCAGAACGGAGGGTGGTGAGATCTTTTTTGAACTTGGAGATAACAGTCATTGTTCTGTTTGATTACCTTTTTATTATAAGGGTAAATCCTGTTGTTTAATCAGGAGAGTGGACAGCATAATCAGTGTCCACCTTAAGATGCTTCATCGTGATTCGTGTACAAATTAAGAATGGAATCATCTGCAGGGGCAAACACTGCTGCTTTTCCATCTTCATTTATAACACCAATGGTTTCACCATTTTCAACCCTGGCGAAGAGTTCATCAAAGTTCTCTTCCCATTCCTTAACAGTAAAAACTTCCATTAACAGAAGGTAAAGGCAATGTAATTATAACAGATCGGAGTGATAGGATTCGAACCTACGGCCCCCCGCTCCCAAAGCGGATGCGCTACCAAACTGCGCCACACTCCGAAGTGCAGGTTCCTATCGCCGCTAACCCTGAACCTGCAAGGGGGTCACCGCAGTCAGTTTCCTGACTTATGTATTATAGCACGGAAAGGGTGGGATTCGAACCCACGGAAGCTTTCACTTCGCTGGTTTTCAAGACCAGAGCCATCAACCACTCGACCACCTTTCCAATCAACGGACATCAAAGTCCAGTCTTCTGACTTTTCTTTTACGTCTTTCCTCTTGATACATAAGGTCGGCATTAGATAAAACTCTTTTCGAAGATTTATCTTGATCTGATTTTATCATAATAACCTTAGACAAGTCAACTGCTGTGAGTTTGTCTTCGATAACGGTCATCATATTAGGACAACCACAACACTGATGGTGGTGGTCGCTCTTTATCTCCTTGTTGCACTGTTTGCATCTGACGGTGATCATTGTTCTGCATCCTTATTCCTTGATGTAATTGTTTTCAATTAACCATGCTCTTGTGAGTGGAGTGGGTTCATAAGTCTCCCAGGGTGCCCCTTTAGCACAAGCATCAAGACCTGCCTGTGTCATTCCATCTTCCCAACCTGCCCACTTTGCCTCTGCTTCCCAGGGAACTGCATCTGCTGGATAATTCCGTTCTGCCTGTTCTCTCCAAACTGGAGGAACAACTTCCTCTGGCATGACGATGGCAATGAGATTGTTCTTGACAGTTCCTGCCATGCAGTCTTGAACCACATGCCATCCCTCGTGGCGCATCACAGTCATCAGGACACTAGGACGATGGACGAATTTATCATTGAGAAAGAAGTTGTTACCCACAGTGAAGTAAACACCCCTGTGACCAGGAACAAAATACTTCTCAGGAGCAATGTAAACTCCGACTCCAATCTCCTTCAAGGGTTTCATCAGAGCATCAAACTCTTCACCAACAAGTTCAAACTTCTTATCGTCACCATAATAATTTGCCAAGTCTGCGATGGAGTTGATCTGAACCACTCCTTTCGTACACTCACGCATCATCATACAACCCATGGCATCATGGGTGTACCATCCTCTGGTGTTTGGTTCTGCTAGTGCTGGTGCACCCAGTAACATGAGTGCCAAAATAAATTTCTTCATAAGTTCCCCATGGGAATGCCCGCTGACGGGATCGAACCGCCGACACTCTCCGTGTAAAGGAGGTACTCTACCTCTGAGCTAAGCGGGCAAGGCTGGCGTGGCAAGACTCGAACTTGCAACCAGAGAGTTAACAGCTCCCTGCTCTGCCATTGAGCTACACGCCATTGTGTTTCTCCTCTTTGGATGTTTTGAAGTAGAGTTTGTAATACCTTTGCTTCATCTCTGAAATGGTATTCATGTCCTCTTCAAACCCCATGTATTTAAGAAGTTGAAAAGAACCTTCCAGTTCACTCAGCAATCTCAGCACATTGATTGATGTTGTTTTGAGACCACCGAACTGATACTTTTCTCTACCCATAATGTTCCCGCTCGGTAAAAAGAGCATTGAAACGTCCGCAAAAGACGCATTATGTTCCCGAACGGGAAAGCGGAATATCGGATTCGAACCGACGACATCTAACTTGGAAGGATAGCGTTCTACCACTGAACTAATTCCGCGAGGTGGAGAATAGGAGACTCGAACTCCTGACATCCTGCTTGCAAAGCAGGCGCTCTACCAACTGAGCTAATTCCCCAGGCGGGACTGATGGGACTTGAACCCACGACTTCCTGCGTGACAGGCAGGCGCTCTAACCGACTGAGCTACAACCCCAAGAGGGAGGTTGCCCTCCCCGCAGGTCAGAGTGCTATTGCTTAAACAGCAACGGCAGTCCTCCTAAAGGATACAATTTTATTTGCATCTGTTGTTTGCTTATCCAAGCAGGTTTCAGTTATAACCCATAACACCCTGTCGAAACCATTGCGTCCCCATGAGTGGAGACGAGGAGAATCGAACTCCTGTCCAAGACATCGGTATTATAACCTATTCCTCCGAAGAGGAAAGCCTTCTGTCGGACTTGAACCGACGACCTACGGTTTACAAAACCGTTGCTCTATCCAGCTGAGCTAAGAAGGCAAGGCGACTCAGGAGGGATTCGAACCCCCGACCAACTGCTTAGAAGGCAGATGCTCTATCCTGCTGAGCTACTGAGTCATCAGAGGGAAGACCCTCAAAAATGAGGACCCGCTCCAGACTGCCAAACGTTCTCTGAACCGCCTTGGGGTTGGGGATCCAGTTGAACCGTTGTGTTCCCTTTGGCAGTTGATTTATTGTACATCACCTCGTGGATGTTGTCAACCTCTTTTGATTGAGGTCCTTCAGCAAGTCTTTGATAGAGTTCTTCATTCTTTTGCTTGACATACTCTATCACCTTTTCGGTCTTAGGTGCTTCACCAAACCAAGAATCACTTGGAGTTACCACAGGTGCAGGAACTGTTTGATAAGGTTTCTGAACCACTTTTGGTTCCTGTGGTTCAACTAGAACCTTGACAGGTTTCAAGACAATTGCCTTGACTAATTTTTTTATTTTGCTGATCATTGTTTTGTGTCAACGAAATAATTATAACAGACTGTTGAAGTAACTTTGAAGACGTGCGTGACTCTTTGCAGGCTGTCCATAGTAACTTCCACCGTAAATGGTGGGGAGTGATGCCCACTCGGGTGCGAGTGCTGCCAAGATTCTCCTAGAAAGTCCTTCTGTCTTGAGAAGATACTCCAGATCATTCGCATTGTTTACACGAATTCCTGCTGCCTTCAATCTCTTGATGATCAACCTCACAGCACCTTTGTCCTGACGTTCGGGGGTCATCGGACCACCACCCACGCTGTCCCAGGTGGTGCTGAGGAACTGATAACGACCAGCAGCATCAGAACGATGCCAACCAGAACTCAGCACTTGCCTGGGATGGTTGACGCTTGAAAACTGCCTTCCAGTGAACTGTGTGTTGTATCCTTTGTTCGGATACTTCGAAGTTCCCTCTGCAAATGCAATGGTGTCCAAGAGTGCCATTGTGGCAGGACCAAAGGTTGTCTTCTTTTTATCACCGTTATCGATGTTGTTATCGACATTATCAGTGTTGGGGTTGTCAGTTTCGATCGTTAGTTTAGACACTCCAACATCCTTTTTCATCACTTCAACACGGTGGTGACCATGATGAAGGGAAGATAATAGCAACAAAGGAAGACCAAGCAACAGTTTTTTAAATTTCATCAATACTAATAGAACTCTTTATCCTAATAAAAGGGGGGTACACCACAACCATCTCTGGGGGCACCTTTCTAGGCTCTAATGACACACCACATTCATATAACAAAAGACCCAATATTACTTGGGTCGTGGCATAATCTTCGTTATTTATCAAGGAGAAAATGTTCTCCCCCACCCATCGTGTCCATTCGGACACCAACGAGATGCTAGTTCCGACTTCTTATAGACGGCACCTCTTCCATTATACACGTCAGAAGAATATCCGTCGTTAAGAGAACCATAAGGATCATTCACGACATAATCTTCTCCCTTCTTACCGATCACTACACACATATGTCCACCTCTGGGAGCAGATAAAGGACCACGGTGTAAGATACCAATCACGATTGGACGACCCAATTCTAGTTCGGTGTCCAGATCTTTGAATGAAAGATTATAGTGGAATGTTGATTTTAATCCATACATGCTCAAAACTTTAGTTTGAACTGCATGATCCGTTGTATCACCAACATTGAATACTTTTTGAACATACGCATCATCTCCCTTGGCACCTTTGAGTGTTCCTGGTTTGAAATACTCAAGGACCATAGCACAGGAGGATGAGTTACAGGTTCGTTCTCCGTCTCTGTAGTTGTCAGTCTGTGGGAAGTAAGGAACTTCCAACACAGATGACTTTGGTTTCTGTCTGTATAATTTGATCCATTCGGAATCATCAGACATAAACTCTGTTGGTAGATTATCTTCCAACCATTGAACAGCAGCAACATGCTGCTTGTTTTCTTCAGAATAATACTTGAAGAAATTATGTAAATCGACGTTCATATGTGCCGATAAACTGGCTCAATATTTAGATAACGCTATAGCAAATTTTGGTTTCTCCCTGAGAAGGAGGAGCAATCTGACCAAAAGCACCATAAGAAAGATCAAGGATACGGCCATGGACGAATGGCCCACGGTCATTAACGCGGACTACAACGGATTTGCCGTTAGATTGATTTGTCACACGCAGTTTGGTTCCAAAAGGCAGCGAGCGATGAGCAGTCGAAAGATCGTAGGCATTATACCTTTCGCCGTTGGCTGTGGTAAGCCCATGGTATCCATCACCAATCCCATAATGTGACGCATAACCACATGTTGTTGCACTTGCCTCTGCTGCACTCACTTGTGAGGGAAGTACAACGGCAGCAGATAATGCTGCCATAAAAAATTTTCCTAACATTAAAAACAATTAAAATTTACATCCACCTCTTGCCTAAGGCATGGGCGGCACAAAGTAATCCTTGCGGTAATACCTGCCAAGAATGTTGCTATTATAAAATGCAGGAGTGCCATCTGTCAAGCTTTCAGTCAAGACATTGTGAAGAAACAACTGGCGCGTCTCTTCGTAGTTAACACGTCCTGTGGATTTGTGGAGGGATAAGATTTCCCTTTTGAAGTTTTCCACACCCAGAAGTTTGATGTCCTCTTTCAATTCATCGGAGGACCCGTAATACTTTTTCCAGTCTGACTCAATTTTTACTTTTCTTTTCTTCCCTCTGGGCTTTCGATGAAACCAGAAAACCTTTCTTCCAATGTAGAGTCGGTCGTTGGTGAGATTGGTAATTTTATAAACAAAACCAAAGTTATCCCCAATATCGTCAGAGGTAAAAGGGACTTCAAGATACAACCAGGGGTTTTCGTAATCACACACTCATCATGTTTCATCTGCGTTATTTAGACCTCCAAGCGTTCCAATCATCTTTATAATCTTCTTCCCATGGGTCTGGAAACTCTGTTGAAACACTAATGGTGTCCAATCCTTCAACTTCAGACTTCTCGGTCTTATAAACAGGTTTTGGTGCTTCCTGTGCTGCTTTCCATCGCTCACTAATCTCTCTGATCTGAGCATCAACCTGGTCCATGGTTTGTGAAACCTTAATTCCATAATACCATTCCACAAAACCAGCAAACAAATGCAAAAGAATCGTGTTTAGAGGTGGTTGTCTTTTAGCACACCACCTCTCTATTTTCTGAATGAAAGTTTGTTTGTCTCTACCAATGAGAAACTCAAACTCATAATAAAATCCGTCAGTAAAAAGTTTCTTAGAGTTGGAACCCTGAGAAGGTATCTTTCTTGACATCTTGCTTGAATGATCCGAGAACATAGGATTCGAGTTCCGTTTCCTGTGGTGCAACCTGGAGACCCTTGGAGGAGATCCAGTGTTGTGTCCAGGGAAGTGGGTTGTTCTTTGCTGCAATGTCATAAACTGGCTTGAGACCAATGGCCTTCATTCTACGGTTAGCAATCCATTCAACATATTGCTTGAGAAGAGTGTCATTCAATCCGATCATGCTTCCGTCTTTAAACAAATAGTCTGCCCACTTCTTCTCTTCATTTACTGCCCTGTCAAACATGGCATAAACCCACTCTTCTTCTTCCTGCATGATCTGTTTCATCTCTGGATCATCACCCTCACGCCACTTGTTAAGGATGTTCTGAGTGATTGCCAAATGCTGATTCTCGTCTCTTGCAATCAGGGAGATAATCTTGGCAGATCCTTCCATGAGTTTAAGTTCACCGAAGGCGAAACTACAAGCAAAACTAACGTAAAAGCGAATACCCTCAAGAATGTTAACGTTGGCGACTGCTCTGAACAGTTTTCTCTTGACATCTTTGAGTTCCTCTTGTGCTGCTGGGACACCTTCGAGTTGATGTAACCAACCACTGCCATTCCCGTAGGTCTGGGCACAATTGATGAAGTCATCATAAGATTCAGTGACACTCTGTGCTCGCTCAAGAATTCTTGGATCCTTGATGATCGTGTCAAACACCTCGGATGGATCCGAGTAAATGTTCTTGATGATGTAAGTGTAAGAACGTGAGTGAATCATTTCCATGAATCCCCACACTTCCATACACGCTTCCAGTTCTGGAAGAGAGCAATAAGGAATGAATGCCATTCCAGGTCCACGACCTTGAATGGAATCCAGCATAATCTGATACTTCAGGTTTGAAGTGTAGATGTGCTTTTGTTCTGGACGAAGAGTCAGATAATCTGACCTGTCCTTCTGAAGTGAAACCTCCTCTGGTCTCCAAAAATAACCCAGTTGTTGAGTTGTGAGTTTCTCAAAGACTGGATACTTATAAGAATCATATCTCTGGACACCAAGTGGAGCACCAAAGAACATTGGTTGCTTCTTAGTGTTTACCTCTCTACTGTTAAAAACAGTCATTCCTTTCACATCCACATCATTATTACCACCTACTGGTGAAACCTTAAAATCAAATCGCGCAGGATTCACAGACTTCCTCCTCTGACTCTGATAGTTCTTTTACTAGATCTTCAAGTTTTTGTTTAGTATTCTCTTTTTCTTCATCACTTCCATCATGTTTGGAATCATAAGTGTTGTGATAATAAGAAGTCTTCCATCCATACTTATAGGTGGTAAGGAGATCGTTTGCGATCACGGATGTTGGAACTTCTCTGTCGGGATAATCTTCCAAGTTATAAGACCAGTTACCTGAGATGGCTTGATCAAAGAACTTTTGCATTACAGCAACAACGTTAATGTAACCCTTGTTGCTTCCCATTTCCCAGAGCAGAGTGTAATGATTCTTCAGAGTTGAATACGATGGAACAATCTGCTTAAGAACCCCCTTCTTGGACTTTTTAGCGGACAGGAATGCTCTAGGTGGTTCAATTCCGTTTGTGGCATTTGACACAACGGAACTGCTCTCTGAAGGCATCTGTGCGGACAAAGTGCTGTGTCGGAGTCCTGTCTCCAGGATAGATTTTCTAAGACCCTCCCAATCATGTTGCAGTGGTGTTGTTGTAATCTCGTCTACATCTTTTTTGTAAGTGTCAATGGGAAGAATCCCGTCTGAATATTTAGTTCTGCCAAAGTATTCACAGTGTCCCTTCTCCTTTGCCAATGTGTTGGAAGCCTTAAGGAGATAATACTGGAATGACTCAGCGAGTCCATGAACAGCATCCCATGCTTTCTGTGAGTCATAAGGTGCTTCCAACTTGGCAAGGTAGTGTGCCAGACCAATGAAGCCAACACCCAGAGAGCGACGTGCCTTGGTTGCAATCTCTGCTGCCTTGACTGGATACTCCTGATAATCAATCAGTTCCTCCAGACCTCTCACAGCGAGGTCACAGAGGTCTTCCAGTTCCTCATCAGATCTAATCTTACCAACATTCACTGCAGAGAGAATGCAGAGAGCAATCTCACCCACGGTGTCGTCAATGTGTTGAAGAGGATAAGTGGGCAGAGTGATCTCCTGACACAGATTACTCATCTCAACTTTATCCTTGAAGGATGAATGAGAATTACAGTGGTCGATGTTCATAATGTAAATTCGACCAGTCTCAGATCTCTCCTTCAGGAGATCCAAAATGAGTTCTTGACCTCCGATAGTCTTTCTTGGAACAGACTGATCTTGTTCATAACGAACATACAACTCATCAAATCCAGGAGTACCAAAAGCATCATAGAGACCTGGAACATCATGTGGTGAGAAGAGGCTAACTTCTTCATCCTTAATGAAACGTTCATAGAAAAGTTTCGAAATCTGGATGGAGTAGTCAAGCTTTCTAACACGATTGTCCTCCGTTCCTTTGTTGTTCTTAAGAACCAGAATGTCTTCTATTTCTTGGTGCCAGATTGGGAAGTGGACAGTCGCTGATCCACCTCGGATGCCATTTTGTGTGCAGCAACGGACAGTTGCTTCAAACTTTTTGAGAAATGGGACAACGCCTGTGTGCTGAACTTCTCCACCTCTGATTCGACTGTTGATGCCACGGATGCGACCTGCGTTGATACCGATTCCCGCCCTTTGTGCAACGTACCTGCCAATTGCCATATCAGAGCTAAAGATAGAATCGAGGGTGTCATCAACATCAACAAGAACACAGCTAGCAAACTGTCGAAGTGGAGTTCGCACTCCCGCCATGATAGGTGTGGGAATGTTGAGTTTGTGCTTCGAGATTGCGTCGTAGTATCGCTTGACATAAGAGAGTCTCGTTTCCTTGGGATAATCTCTAAAGATAGTCAGAGCGATCATGATATACATGAACTGGGGAGTTTCATAAACCTTCCCAGTGCTTCTATCCTGTACAAGATATTTATCGACAACCTGGCGTAGTCCAGCATAAGTGAAGAGAAAATCACGCTTGTGATCGAGGAACATCTCGACGTGTTCAATTTCTTCTCTTGAATACTTATCAAAGATCTCACGATCATAATGATCAGCGTATGCTTGTTCTGTGATGTGATCAATGAGTTTTGGAAGAGTCCTGGTTCGACCAAACAACTGCTTCCTCACAGAAAAGAGAAGAAGACGTGCTGCAACAAACTGGTAATTCGGATGATCCAAATCAATCAAGTCAGAAGCAGAACGAATCAGAATCTCTTGAATTTCAGAGGTAGTGATTCCATCATAAAATTGGATTCCAGATTGAATCTCAACTTGACTCGCAGAGACCCCTGCAAGACCCTCACATGCCTCTTGCACCATCAAGTGCATCTTATCGAGGTCTAATGGTTCAATTCTTCCGTCTCTCTTCTTGACCTTTGTTCCGTTACTCATACTCTTTTCCAGGTTGTAAAGTGTAGCTTTGCTTCGAGATTTTGATATGTATTTGATTTTATCAAATCCTTGACATAATGACCAGCAAGGACCATATCATTTATGTCTTTTTCGTGGACGTTTTTCGGCCAGATGACGACTTTGTTTCCTTGTTCAATGTGTCGTTCAATTCGCTTGACAATTTCTTTATTGCGGGGTTCGTTATCGTAAACAAAAACGAGGTTGCTTCCCTCAAGACAACCCACGTCACCGTCACTCCCACACAGAGCCACACAATTGTCAACGAAAGTGCTGTCCAGGGGTCCTTCGACCACATAGACAGGTAAGTCTGCATCGATTCGGTCAAGTCCGTAAATCTTTGGTTGTTCATCGTCAATCATTACAGTGATATATTTAATGGGGTTTGACGAAAGTGCTCGTCCCTGAACCCCGATCAGGTTACCATCCTTTCGCATTGGGATGACCACTCTGGGTTCTCCGTAGTCTTCGTTCTCAAATGTCCCTGGTCTGATGGAGTTGGCAAACTTCTTAAAGTTCTCACAGTAATAAAACTCTCCATCAAAGATTGCCCTCCCATGAAGGTAAATCTTGGAGACATTGACATCAAATGCTGATGGCAAATCAATTGTTAATTTCTTTTCGAATTGCGGTTTAGACTCTTTAGCAATGTCAAGAACACTCTCTGGAGTTTCTGTCACAAAGTTCTTACCAGTCTGACCACCTTTGAACTTCTCAAAGATGTATTCCTTATGCAGAACAGGATCCAGTTGCTTCAGGAAACTGTTGAAGGAAATGTTCAGTCCACAGTTGTGACACTTGAAATTAGTGTTGTTCTTGATTCGATACAAATATCCTCGTGCCTTGCTCTTACTCTTCTGTGAGTCACCACAGATCGGGCAGCGGAAATTGTAAAGATGCGCCTTGACTCTCTTAAACTTTGGAAGTCGTGAAGACAACAGATTGATGTACTTTACATCAATAAAATCCATACCAAAGAGACTAACGCCCTTGAATTATAACAGGTTGTGGTGCTGGTGCCAAGAGGTTGTTTAAAATTCCTGTGCGTAAAAGCAAACCAGTAACATTAACAATAATTGTTACAGCAGCAAACCCACCGATTATCTTCCAAACCTTTTGTTCTAGTGCTCGTATTCTTGCAAACAGACTGTCATTATTGCGGTCAATTTTATCACTGAGTTTGTCAACCTTTGCAAATAATACAGTGTCGATTTCTTCTTGCTTTGATATGCGCTCTTCATGGACAGCAAGCATTCTGCTAACTGTTGTATTTACCTCACTTAACTTTTCAATCGCGTGATCAATTTTATAAACGATTGGCTTTAAATCTTCGATTTTCTGTTCAAGGATTGCAATTCTAACGTGTTCCTCGTTTGACATCGAAGGGAGTGAAGTAAGGGTTGTAATTTAAAGCTTTCTTTCTTGCTTTTCTGTCTTCTCTCTTTTTCTTCCTGTCCATCAAATCTTTGATGGCTTTTTTGACATACTTATTGCGACCATCCAATCTCATATATGGGTCAAATCCAGCAGTAGGACCAGCAGCATTGGAGGACCCACCAAATCCGCCACTTCCCCCAGGAGGATTTGCCACCATGCCTTCCTCTGAGACACTGAATTCATTATACATTGCTGTACGAAATGCATTGATTACTCTATCAATTTTGTCCTTGTCCATTGGTAATCTTCTCCAGTTCCTCTAGGCAGGTTTGATCCAATTCAATGTCGTGAATATAAGTTTTCGGGAACTCTGGTAACTTATTCAGAAAAACAATAAAGGTTTTAGTTACCGACCACAAGTTGCTCTCGATCTTATAAAAAAGCATCGGAGTAGCAGCTTCACCAAAGATGTTATAAAGGATAATAAAATGGTTGATCAACAGGTGAACCCGAAGGTCACCTGTGCTTTTATATCTTTTAAGCAACCTTTTGATATAACGAAAGTGGTTTAGATCTTTTTCAAAATCTTCTTTCGTTACTGCTGCTGGGTTTTCATAATTTTTAATCGCAAAGAGGAGAAAGTTCTCCTCGTTCAATTCGCTAAACAGCATTTACATCATCCTTCAGCAGTAGGATAAGGAATGTTACCTGTGGTAATGCCAGACATTGCAACAAGAACTTCTCTCTTAACTCTCAGGTTGCCGTGGTTGTCAACGTAAGTTGTGATTCCAACCCAACCAGCATCAATCTTCTCATAACCAGCGGGGCCACCAATTGCAGTGTCAGCATCCGAAACACCATAGATGATTTTATCATCAGTGCCAGAAGAAGACTCACTGTAAGTGACATCCTTAACACTCGAAACAGGAAGTTCAGAGATGTAGAAATCAGTTCCAGCGATTGTTGCTCCGCTAAGACCTGCGGTAGAACCGATGGTCAGTGATTGTGTTCCTGCAATGCTGACAATAGCAGCATCACCGAAATAAGTTCCACCGCTTCCGCGAACACCAAATCGGATTACGTCGCCAACTTTAGCAGCTCCAGTTTCACCAAAAGTAGTACCAGACCCCGTTACAACACCAGTGCTGTAATCAAGGGACACTGTTCCACCAGAACCAACTGCGTCGTTATTGCCCCAAAGTGCCATGTCTTTGCCCTAGATAAAATTGCTTATGCTAAAAGATATTTATAAAAGCAGGAGATTGAACCCCTGCTTTCAAAATCACCCTTCTTCTCTGTTTTTGATTGCTGCTGCAACAGTTTCCAGCAGTTTATCATCCATGTCAGTCTTGGTCAGTTTAACTGCTTTACCAAGAATAACCAGACAAATATCAATCAGTTTTTCACCAAGTTCCTCATTATCAGGAATCTTAGCGACTGAATCAGAAATGACTTTTGATGCGAGTGGGAGTAGGAATGAAAGCATAATTTGAGCCTCAAATTCACATTTATTTAGATCATCAATCTAAGTTTGACACATATTTCTTTTTCTTGGGATCCCACTTTTTGACCTCGCCCTTACGAAGTCTGGTCTGAGCATTTTTGGTATCGTCCATGTGTTGCTTCCAGGACTTACCAAACTTCATTCGAAGTTTACGTTCTTTGTCAAGTTTGTCGTGTTCTTTATCCTTGTCTTCCTCTTTACTGCCGTAATAACCAGTAAAGGGGTCTTCTCGGAAAAAACTCATCAGTCTCTTGGCGAATCGTACTTTGCTCTTGCTTGTGTTTCTTTCTTCTCT